ACTGGTTCAGCGACTGGTTCAGCGACTGGTTCAGCGACTGGTTCAGCGACTGGGGTCTGTTGTTCAATAACATCTAGTATCTGTCTGATAATACCATACATAGTTTCCTTGTTAATTTTTGGTCGCTGGAGTGCAGCATCAATTTGTTTTCTGATAGAGTCCATCGCGTAATATATATAAAAGAAATATTATCTTTATATTAAATGTTATTCATTGGTCCTACACTTTTATCGGGTATAGGACAACACTGTAAAAAATACATGGACCTTTTTCCCAGGAGTAAATATATACAGATTCAAGAAGAAATACCCGAGTCCGAAAAGGCGTTCATTTTTGCGTTACCTATACCGTACTGGCTGGATAAAATACCCGAGATTAAACGGAAAATCAAAGATGTCATATGTATGACCGTCTGTGAAACTGAAACGGTCCACGAAGATTACGGTAAACTCTTTGCATTATTTGATAAAATTGCAGTACCGAGTGAATTTTGTCGTCGTGTGTTTTCAAGTCAGTTTCCCGATATTAAGTTTTATATTATACATGTTCATATACCAGATAAAAGACCATATACATTTTATCATATAGGTAATGTATACGATCCACGTAAAAATTTTAATAAAATTTTAGAAACGTTTGTTCGTATGAATAAACACGATGCACGTCTGGTTATCAAAGCGACGTGTAAAGAACCGGTATTAGCACGTATACCAAATGTTGAAATCATAAATGGGTTACTATCGGACGAAGAGATGGAAAATATACACGCGCGATGTGATTGTTACGTAAGTTTTTCGAGTTCCGAAGGTGTTGGTATGGGTGCGGTCGAAGCTGCATTGCGAAACAAACCCGTTATCATAACAGAATACGGGGGTGCACCCGAATATATTGAAACACCATATATGATAAAGTGTGGTCTCCAATATTTGGTCAAGGACGATTTTCTATTTAAGGCGGGTATGCAATGGGGAAAACCTGACGAAGATCAACTTCATGAATTTATGGAAGATGCATATACCAAGAAACTGCGGTATATGGATCACCCGAGGACGCGTGTGTTGACGAGTAGAGAAAGTGTATTACATGAATTCATCGGTGATGTAATTAGTGAGGAAGCTAATGATACCAGTTAAAATGGCTCCTGACATGAGAGAGCCTCTTTGTACAATGAGCATGGCAATGATATCATCGATAAATTTAATATTAGTTGGCTTCTTAATAAGTTCCGGTACGATTTTTGAAATTGCAAGATAAAGTGCCATTGCTATTATGACGGGTCTAAGTGTTTCCTGATCTAACATTTATAATAATGGAATATTTATTTTTGGCTTCGTTCCCAACACATCAGTATCATCAATTTTGTGTTTTTTACAATAACACCCGCATACCGCTTTGAATGCACACTTCTTGCCTGATAAAGTGAAGGCCTGACATATTTTAGTTGCATACACCGGTTTTTCCGGTATGGAATGTATAACCTGTATAGGTTTTTTGTTCTGACATTCAATTTTTCTTTTTCTCATTTTATCTATTATACTCGCCATTTCTTCGGGCGTTTTACGAGTTATATTCAGATTCTTAGATATACGTAAGCAATCTTCGTAGTTTTGAACATTCGATTGATGTTTTTTAGTGAGTACATTTTTAGTATCACTAAAATTTGTTTGAATGGTACACGTTCGGAAATATTGAGACATTTTTACTTATCTTTTTTATAAATAAAAATAACTTAGGTTAAAAAATAGAACACAATATATGGTAGTATGTATATCAAGTGGACTAAGGAATGTTATTTGTGTGAATGCCCACTAGAACCTTGTGTTCACACACGCAGCTCCGAAGAACGTATCATCGTACGAAAATATAGAAAATTACGTCCGATTTTTATATTTAATAACGAAGAGTATTATAAATTTATAAATACGACATTGAAACGTGTTTGTTATGCGTGTCATCTCAATTCATATAAAATTGACCCCGTGAAATTACGTGCTCGTGAATGTGGTCGTACAAAAAATATTTGTTCAAGACCGAAATCAAAATCAAGGGAAGAAATACTGTTCTGGTTTGACGGGTTAAAAAGATACTTAAGTAAGAACCACGATGATTAAAAAATATATAAAATGGGTGAAAGTATCCAAAAACTTACACACGTGGAACATATACTGAAACGTCCGGATTCGTACGTCGGTCCAGTTTCACGTGTTGGTGAACCCTACTGGATTCACGAAAATGGTACGTTTGAAAAGAAAATGGTTGTTTATTCGCCAGCACTTTTAAAAATATTCGATGAAATATTGGTAAATGCGATCGATCGTAATTCCATGTATCCAAAAAATGTAACGTCACTCAGTGTTTCAATCGACAAAACGAGTGGTGAAATAACGATTGAAAATAACGGCCCACTCGGGGGTATCGCTATTAAAATGCACGAAAAGGAAGATATATGGAATCCCGAATTAACGTTTGGTCACTTACTTACGAGTACGAACTATGACGATACACAGGAACGGGTTGTTGGTGGTCGTAACGGCTACGGCGCGAAACTTACGAATGTTTATTCGACAAAGTTTTCTATAAAGATAAAAGATGGTGAAAACAAGAGTGTATATACACAGGAATGGAGTGATAATATGAAAAAATGTCAACCACCCAAAATAAAAAAGTATGCTGGAACGACATCGAGTGTTTGTGTATCATTCATACCTGATTGGACACGGTTCGGTATGACCGAAATGGATGATTCCATATATAAGATTTTTGAGAAACGGGTACACGATGCAAATATATGTACATCGCAGAACTGTAAAGTGAAGTTTCAAGACGAACTTTTACCAAAGTGTGCCTTTAACGCGTACGCCAAAATGTATACGAAATCAGATGAAATGTGTACCTTTACGAGTGAACGTTGGTCGGTCTGTATTGCACCATCCGAAGACGGCTTCGAACATGTATCATTTGTAAATGGTATTTGTACGACAAAAGGTGGATCACACGTCGATCACGTTTCGGGTACTATTGCAAATGGTATCATTGAAGATATGGCAAAAAAGATAAAACTTCGCCCACAACAGGTTAAAAATGCGTTTTTTGTTTTTGTAAAAGCAACACTCGTCAATCCAAGTTTCAGTAGTCAGGTTAAATCCGAGTGTACACTCAAACCACAAGATTTCGGGAGTAAATTTGAACCACCAAAGACGTTTATAAAAAACATTTTAAAGACGGGTATTCAAGCCGAACTCTTATCATTATCAAAGTTCCGTGAAATGAAAGAACTCAAAAAAACAGATGGGTCTCGTAAATCAAAAATAACGGGTATCCCAAAACTTGATGATGCGAACAAGGCGGGTACGGCACACTCCGAAAAGTGTACGCTTATCGTAACTGAAGGGGATTCTGCGAAAACACTTGCAATTGCCGGTCTTTCGGTTGTTGGTCGAGACCATTATGGGGTATTTCCTCTCCGGGGTAAGTGTAAAAACGTGAGGGACGCAAGTGTCAAACAGCTTACGGAAAACAAAGAGTTTAACGATCTCAAAAAGATTTTGGGATTACAACAAGGTAAAGTATATACATCGCTGTCTGAACTTCGTTACGGGCGTCTCATGATCATGACGGATGCAGATAACGACGGGAGTCATATCAAGGGGCTCATACTTAACATGATTCATTATTTTTGGCCGAGTTTACTCGAATTAAAATTTCTTGTCAGTATGGTCACCCCGATTATAAAGGCGTCGAAAGGGTCGGAGACAAAATCGTTCTATACCGACTCAACGTTTAGACAGTGGTATGGAAGTGGTAAGCAGGGATGGAAAATCAAATATTACAAGGGTCTCGGTACATCCACATCGGCAGAGGCACGCGAATATTTCAAAAAGATAAAAGAACTTACGGTTCAATTTGATGCGGATGATTCCATGGACGAATCAATAATTCTCGCGTTCGACAAGACAAAATCAGATTTACGAAAAACGTGGCTCCTCGAAAGTACAGAAAAGAAGGCGTCTGAACTTGAAGTTCCTTACGGAAACGTTGAGCGTCTCAATATATCGGATTTCATTCATAAAGATCTCGTCAATTTCAGTCTCGCGGATTTGAAAAGGTCTATCGCACACGTTTCAGATGGTTTGAAACCGTCACAAAGAAAAGTCTTATACGCGTGTTTCGCTAAAAATCTTACATCCGAAATGAAGGTCGCCCAATTAGCGGCCTACGTCTCCGAAAAAACATCGTACCACCACGGTGAAGTGTCTTTGGCCGATACGATTGTAAAATTGGCACACAATTTTATGGGTTCAAACAATATTAATTTACTCGAACCGTGTGGTCAATTCGGTACGAGACTTATGGGTGGTAAAGATGCGAGTCAAACGAGGTATATATTCACGAAACTTACTAAAAGTGCGAGAACACTCTTTGATGCGAAAGATGATCCAGTTTTGAAATACTTAGATGATGACGGTAAACAAATTGAACCAGAATATTACGTTCCAATTTTACCGACCGTTTTGGTAAATGGTACAGAAGGTATAGGGACAGGTTTCAGTTCGTATATACCACCGTTTAATCCCGAAGATATATGTGCGAATATAAATAGGGTTATTGATGGTGAAAATCTCGTTCCCATGAAACCATGGTTTGATAAATTCAAGGGACGTGTTTTCAGTAACGACGAAGGGTTTTGGGTCACTGAAGGTGTATGGACACAGGCAGGTAATAAAATAAAAATTACCGAACTTCCACCGGGTCGGTGGACACAGGAATACAAAGAGTATCTTGATACACTCATGGATAAAAAGAATATCGCAAATTATGTCAATAACAGCACTACCGAAAATGTTGATTTCGTTATCGAGGGGTATACGGGTAAGGATATCGTAAAGGATTTTAAACTTCAAAAGACATTTCACGTATCAAATATGCACTTATTTCACCCAACGAGGGGTATCCATAAATACGAAAGTCCAGAAGAAATTCTTACAGACTTTGTTAAAATACGGACCGAAACGTACAAGAAAAGAAAGGCGTACCTTATTCATGTCTTAAAAGAAAAGACCAAAAAACTGGAAAATATGTCGAGGTTTGTCGATATGGTCATACACGAAAAACTGATTGTTTTCAAACGTAAACGGTCCGAACTCGAATCTGAAATGGAGAAGATGTTCGATAAAATTGATGGTTCATACGACTATCTCTTGAATATCAAGACGTATCAGTACACACTCGAGGCCGTGCAAAGTCTCAGGGAAGATACGATAAAAACAAAAACCGAACTCGATATACTCCAAAATACAAATCACATCGATATGTGGAAAAGTGATTTAAAAATATATAAACAATAAGTAGTAAGTATGTGCGATACATCTGGCCCAGATACCGGTGCTATACTATCACTTAATGCAATTGGTAAACAGGATACATACCTTTTGGAGGATGATCCTATTCATTCACTCTTTAAGTATGAACCAAAACAGCACTCAAACTTTACAAAGTTTCATAAAAATTTTAGTGTAAATAAACCCGGAACATCTTCATCTACATGGCCGTTTGGTGATACCGTAAAAATCACACTCAATCCACGAAATATGGGTGATCTTTTAGCAAATATGTATGTATCGATAGAATTACCAGCTTTAACTGGTAGTGATAGTTATTATGCCGATCAGGTTGGACGACACATTTTAAAGTCGGTAACTATGCGCGTCGACGAAACGGTTATTGAAATATTCCACGATGATTGGGGAATCATTTATGATGAATTATACCTCGATGAATCGGAAAAGCGCACGAAAAGGTATACCGTAAATAGAAATAATGCAGAAGATACATCTTTATTACCTGGTAATCAAGTTTTAGCACAATCTAAATCGCGTGTTTTTATCCCTATACCTTTACTCTTTTCGCGTAAGTATGAAAGTGATGAATATGAAACAAATAAACCAAATAGACCGTATTTTCCACTGTGTGCTATAAATAAACAGAAACTACAATTTGATTTGGAGTTTCATAATCAACAATTCTTCACAAATGAAACCGATATACTTACGATTAATAGTTTTCAAATTGTGACCGAAGAAATAACCCTCGAACCAAGTGAACGCGCATATATAACGAGTAAAAGACACGTTTTAGTTACGGATATTGTTACAAAACACCCAACTTTAGATATTCCCGCCGGTACACTAAACGCAAAACTTGAACTTGTTCCGAATATTCCGGTAAAAACCCTGAATTGGTTTTTTAGACAAAAGGCGTTCGAAGATGAAACTGTATATACAGGTGGAACAACTCTACTCGCAAATGTATTTGCAAATAGATACAACTTTTCTTCGAATCTAGAATATTCTATAACGAACGAATTTTATAATCCACCAATGACGAGTGCAAAGATATACGTAAATGGTCAAGATATACCAAATGTTCAAGATACTGACCATAAATATTTTAAATATGTAGTCCCATTTATGAGTCGTTTATCACGACCTTTCAGAAATATTTATACGTATGCATTCTCGATGAATCCGATTAATGTGGAACCATCGGGAATGTTAGACTTTACGCAGTTACAATCCAATATGACCGTTTTAGATGTGACAATGGCACCAGGACTTACGAGTGATTATACACTTCACCTTTATTATGTAGGGTACCAAACATTCATGTTTGAAAATGGTGTTATGACTCTTGTTTAGAAAATAGCGCGTTTTTATTATCACGAATATACTCGATTATATTATTTTTTATACACCATCTAATGAAATTCAACTGTGCTACGGTCGTATGTATTTCATCAGATGATCCCGGTACGGTATAGGATATTTTTGACGATCGGCAAAACGGATCAAATAATTTTTTACTATACCCATCTAAACTTGATTTGTACGCACAGTGTACACTAAATATTTTACCGTCGTTCGTTTTGTATGATAAATTGTTTTTCTTTGAATAGTTTGTTATAAACCATTCAAGGTTTCTTAAAGAAATACCCCCCGATTTATTTAAAATGTCTAAAAGTATAGCTCTATTCTCGGGAATATTATAAAATGTGTCTATCGATGTTAGTAGAATAGCTGATTTGTTCATTATTACATAATTCCACGCAAATCTCTAAACCCCTTTTTTGATACTTCGCATGCCGGACACCCCGCTTTGAAAATACACTCGAGTAAACTATGCGTATGTCTAATACCTAAACTATTTTTTGAGACCATTTCTATAGGTCCTTTGAGTTGAGGTTGATCTATATGACTTCCGCACATACCGTTCATTTTTGCTCTTGCAAGACACGGATTACCATCTTTTTTAAATCCTTTACAAAAATGTAACGGGTTTGGTATATCTGTGAGTAACAGTTTGAGATTTATTGAATATTTAACCGAAATATTTTGTATTTGCTTGACCATACGTCTATATACCTCCGTTTCGACTTCTTCGTCGAAAAGTGTTTGCAATTTTCTCGAGCACATATTTTATATACGCTATTATTTTTTAAGTGGTTTGAATAAGTCACTAATTTTTTTCTGTGTCGTATCTACGGCGGCCTCTTTCTTTGTTCTACGTGTTGGTTTAACGCGCGTCAAAAGTTCGCCAAATATTTCTTCTTTCGGATTATCGAAAAGTGGTTCTATTAAATCACATACCGGATTTAGAAATTTGTTTATGAAATAATAATTATAATCCACTTTCAAATTGTGTTCCTTTGCGTATTTAGGATCTTCGGCTTTTTCGTATGCCTTTGCCTTTGGATCACCCGTATCGAGAAGAATATAAGGTACTCGGTCGCCGGATTGTGGTTCTGATCCGGGTTGTCGCTCACGCATTTTGTTTCGAACTTGGACGTGGGCTAAATTTTGCGACTTATACGAATCCGAAAGACCTTGACTTAACACAAGTTTTTCGTTCGGTACGTCACCTTCAATTAATTCGATGGCACGTTGGAGTGCGAGTGCTTTCGGTGGTCCCGTATCACTACTTCCCAAAACAACGTCCAGAAGTTCTTTACACACTTCGCGCATGTGTGGTGTATTATCCCGTCTCACCAATTGGAGACCCTTCACATCTATATAGTCCATGTGCATATTCCCATCTTTACCCTTTGTCCATAGTTTTGCCGCGTACCGTTTTTTTGAATACAAAAAGTATGGACAATATACCTTTTCAAGTTCGAGATTATTAGGCGCTTTGAAAAGTTTTGTGCACTCTTCGGCAGCGCGTTCACCAATTTCCCAACTATACTCAATTGCTTCCTTTCCGGTGCGATTTCCAACATCAAATTCAACCATAACAGAATCAGTGTTATGTACTACGAGATCACCTGGTCCAACATGAAAATGGTGTGATTTTGTTGTTAAATCGTATACGTACCCATCGGTCACACCCAAACATTCGAGTTTTTTAATTTTTGTAGGAGATTTTCTTTGTAAAGACTTTGTCCATGTTTGTCTAAAAATTAATTGTTTATCACTTCGTGTATTTATTGAAACATTATAACCAAGTTTTCTACCCAATATATACATTCCCATTGAACCCTCTTTACCTTTTACATCCATACGTATATACCCGTGTTCATCCTTGTCACCATCGGCCATATAATATCCATCGACGAAAGATTTTATAATATCGTGCGTTGTATTTAAAATACAAGGGGGGATCACCTTTTCCTTATGTTCATTATAAAATAATTTTCTATATCGTTTTACAATATCTACGACCATACCTTTAGCATTAAGTTTATAGACACCAGAACTTTTGATCGTATCATATATTTTCGTTTCAAACGGACACAATTTTTGCATTTCTTTTAAATATTCCATATTTGAATTATTCAAAGCCCACGTACTCTTTACACCAGATTTACATCTATATGTACCACACGACCCATCACCAAAGAAAAATCCCATAACTTTCGCTTCTTCAATTGATACACTCGGATATTCGTGTGCCACAGAATCAACACAATTTCCGTGAAGTAATGATGTTCCTATACATACCTGTGTTGGTCTTATCATCTCTTTATTTTCCAATAGAAGACTATGATCTTCAGTAACATCAACTATACCGGTATGTGTTACAACGCGATGAATATTTTTATTGGTTTTGTGACGAACAATTTGTTGAATTGGTGTAAACCCATTTTCGGTCCATACATCCGCATGTATCATACCAATTTCCTTACCGTCATCACGTAAAGTATATTCATTTACGAGTGAATCAATGCGACACGTATGTACAATACCGTTTTGGCGAATAAGTAAAGGTGTATCCGGTGTCACTGAATCTCCGTACCTTACCTTCGAGCCCGGAAAATTCTTTTCGACATACTCCTTTGTTTCGTCAATCATACTCCGACCTTTCATGGTTACGGTAGATGCAATTTGGACACACGGCAACATACCCTTCGACGCACCCGTAAAACCGTATACCGAGTTCATCGATACTTTATAGGCCAATTGCTTACCATTATACATTTCTTTCAAGGCACCGGTCGACTTTGCCATATCCTTTTTTGCCTGTTTACGAAACTGTTTCAATTCCAAAAGAATACTGGGTAAAAGACTCGGGACATCTTGTGCAAATTTATAGTCGCCGAACGTTTCGTACGTTATGCCAGGTATATTTCCGTATCTTCTATCGTCCATCACCAGTGTTGAATAACACAAATTGTGCGCCATCATGATAGATGGATAGAGACCCTCAAAATCAAGTGCCGTAATCGGTGTATAATACGCACCCTTTTGCGCTTCGAGAACGGTCGCACCTTCGTATCCAACGTCCGACGAATACCCCCACGGGAGTGACGGGACCATATACCCAGTTTCACGCGCCTTTTTCGTTAATAAACTAAACACTTTGATTTGTTGTCCCCTTTCTACCAAGTAACATAACGGAACCCACGTTGCTTTAGCCATCTCCAGTAAATTGATAAGAATACACAATTTTGAGAGTAGGCGGTGTGGTAAAAGTGTATCTTTGATACAGTATTCGGCGACTTCACGTAATTTTATGGGGTCCCCTTCGTTATAACGCGCAAACATTTCTTTAGGTGGCATATCAATTTTATTATCACCGAGGTACAGTTTAGAAACGTTATCGAGTTTATACGAATCAAGTTTATATCCCTTTTTTACTTCGTGAAATAAATCAAAAATAAACCTACCGGGCATAGGCACGATTTTAAGATCGTTATCACCGAGTGCACTCGATGACAATTTTTTATATTTAAGTTCGCAACTATGGTTCTTAAGCTTACTCAATTCATAGAATGATGAATCGCACCCAGTCATTCTCGCACGTTTCATAATATATTCCATATCAAATCCAAATATGTTCCAGCCGGTAATGATATCAACATCGTGACGCATTATATATTCACGGAACGCCATAAGCATTTCCCTCTCTGTCGCAAAACTCGTAATCGTACACCCCTCGAGGTTCGGATCGGTTTTCTTATAACAGAGGCACGTCTTATCATACGGTATTTCGGAACCAAAGTGTGTCAGAGAGATCGCGATTTGAAAACATGCGTCGTTACGAACATCCGCATCGGGAAACTTTCCAGTCGAACTATTACACTCGATATCTACGGATGCAACAACAAAAGGTGCTGTTTCGGGTGTATCGACCGGTGTAAGTGTTTTCCAATTATTACAGAATAAGTCTATGTTTACGTGTGCGAGATTCGTACGAACACAATCCTCACCAGAATCCATCCAACCCGTAGATTGAATTCCGGTTCTATGCATCAATCTCAGGACAGGGTCGAGGTTATATTCGTATGTATACAGAGACGATTTATTAATTTCATCCAGATCCATATATTTCAGAGACCCGTTAACCTTCCGTCTCGCCTCCAAATTCTTGAAATTTAATTGCATGAATGCAAATTGTTCGTTATTCTGAAACCCCCAAACATCTTTTGCTTGAACTATGTCGTACCCGACTAAACATTCAGGACGCGCTTTACTAATTTTTGTATATAAATTACGAACGTCCAATTGTGATGTTTTCTTAGGGAGTTTCAGGAAAAAGTACGGCGTGAAACTTGTCGTCACACATACAGATTTACCTTCCTGTGTTTTACCAAAAATACTAATCAGGTGTTCGTCTTCAGTGTCTTGTGTTTCCCAGGTGAGTACTTGGAAAACGACCATTTTATCTTACTTCGTTATCGCCGGATTTTTTTAATATCGTATAGTAGTAAATATGTCAGCTGCCTTGATTGACCTTGTCTCCATCGGTGCCCAGGATGTCTATATCACGGGAAACCCAGAAGTCTCTTTTTTTAGACAAAACTATAAACGTCACACGAACTTCGCCATTAAACCTGAAAGATTGGATTATATTGGTACATTCGCTTCAGGTAATGAAGTATCTATCCCTATCAAATCGAAAGGTGATCTCTTGAGTTATATTTGGATTGAAAATGCCAACATTAACAATAATAATCACAACGATTCTATTTTTAAATCAGCAAATGCGACATCCGATGAAACTTCACCAACCGAGTTTACTCTTTACATTGGTGGTCAAGAAGTTACCAAACTGGATACACTTTTCATTAATACCGTACAGAATACGTTATATAACGAATCTTCGGCGAAAGCGTCGTGTGCCATGACGACTCAAGACCAAGGTCCTAATGCTTCTAACGGTAGTTACATAATTCCATTCTTTTTTAGTGAAGATTGGACAAAATCTTTACCACTTGTCGGTCTTCAATACCACGAAGTTGAAATTCGAATTAAGTGTAGAAATGGTACGTTTAATTTGGGATCTTCACCAAAAGTATACGGTTCGTATCTGTTTTTAGATACAGAAGAACGTGAATTCTTTGCGACCGGTGAACATGAACTTCTCATTACACAAACACAATACCAACCAATGACTGCTTCCGATACGTCAGTTGATTTGACTTATTTTAATCATCCAGTAAAGGCCGTTCATATAGCTGCGGGTAATAACCTGGCAACGGCATACACTTTCACGAGTGCGTCTATGTTTATTAACGGTGTTCCACTCTTTGAAAATATGACACATGAATACCACAGAAACGTTGTTCCATCGAGACACTGTTCGATTCTTAACAACACAGTAGACGATGAACAAATTTATACGTGGCCATTCTGTCTTACCATGAACAAGTCTCAACCATCGGGATCATTGAACTTTTCCCGAATCGATAACGCGAAGATAAATATTAATTACGATGATTCTGTTGCAAATGCAAACATTGATATGATTCGTGCGTATGCGGTCAACTATAACATTCTCAGGATTAAGAATGGTATGGGGGGTATCGCGTTCGGTAACTAAAAAGTTTGGTACTTATATATGATACCAATACTCTTGGTAACAATCGGATACCTTTATTTATACAGTGTTTCAGGAACAAACTATGTATCTGCGGCCGACGCTAGAAAAATGATAAAATCGGGAAAAATTAATGCGATTGTTGATGTTCGCACAAACTTTGAATATGACAGGGGACACTACCCCGGTGCCATTCATTTACCGGTCACTTCAATGAACGAAAAAACGACCAAAAAATTACCTAAAACTGAAATACTCGTCTACTGCAACACGGGACAAAGGGCGCGTGTTGCGGCAGAGAAACTTGTATCACTTGGATTCAAAAATATATATTATATTTCCGGTCTATACAGCACTTTAATGCCCCGATGATCCAAAACCACGTTCACCACGTTTCGTCTCTTTCAATTCATCGACTTCTTCAATAAGTGGTGTTTCACACTTCTCCAAAATCAATTGTGCGATTCTATCGCCTTGTTTAATTTCAAAGGATTCACTCCCGTGATTAAACAAGATAACCTTCAATTCACCCGTATAATCTGGGTCAATTACACCGGCTCCCGTTTGGATACCGTGTTTTACACTTAGACCCGATCTCGGTGCGATACGCCCATATACACCTTTGGGGATCGTTGCACAAATACCCGTACTTACAATACCACGTTCGCACGCATTAATTGTCATGTTTTCAATACTGTATAAATCGTACCCGACCGAACCAGGCGAGGCGCGCGTCGGTAAAGTGGCGTCGAGAGTTAACCGTTTAATTCTGAGTGTTTCCATGTTTTATTATACTATGTTCAATTTCTTTAAAACAATTTAAATTCTAATTGTATTATAAATGTCAATAGAAGTTGTCACTTATACAACTAAATCATCAGGTATGTTTGAAGAACTTGTAAATAACGAACACGGCGTTAAAGTAAAAGTTCTTGGTATGGGTAATAAATGGAATGGATATTCTGATAAGTCTAAGGGTCTTTTAGAATATATGAAAACGAAACGTGATGACGATATAATTGTTTTTATCGATGGGTTTGATACAAAAATAAATAAAGATAGTTCAAACGTTAAGAGTCTTTTTAAGAGTTACGATTGTAAAGTACTCGTATCGAAAAACCCTCTTGCGGTCCAAGCAAAAACACATACTGACATAGCAAATGCTGGTATGTATATGGGTTATGTAAAACATCTTACAATTTTATTAAAAGAGTCTGTACAAATGAAATGTCTAGATGACCAATATAATTTGAATGTTTTATGTAAAAAATATGATTTCATAAAAATCGATGATAAGGAATTAATTTTTAAAAATTTCGCCCCACTCGATAAAAGGGAAAGTGTAAACGCATCATTTATTTCTTTTCCAGGAAGTATCAATTTACAAAGAATATCAAGACAACCTAAAGAATATTTACAGTTTTATTACATTTATATTTTGTTAATAAATATCACTCTACTTGCACTCTTTCCAAAAAAACAAAAATATTTATTGGGTTCGTTATTAGTTTTTACGTCGTTTTACGTATTTTACGCCGATAAAAGTTGTACAACTGATTAAACCAATATAATTTGAATGTTTTGTGTAAAAAATACGATTTCATAAAAGTCGATGATAAGGAACTAATTTTTAAGAATTTTAGTCCACCCGATAAAAGGGAAAGTGTAAACGCAGCATTTATTTCTTTATGTGTCTGTAGTACATGATTTATCTGCAAAAAATATATAGAAACTCAATACAAAAATTAAAAGTGTCGATAATATACGCTGATATTGTGGGAATAAAGAAAGACCCAAAATGAGTACACATAAAATATACATGTATACGAATTGAGTATATTCAAAAATAGTTCTAATATAACGATCAAATCCCGGAGAACCTGGATAAGATACAAACACTGTATTAATTTCCACGTCTTTATCCATTGGTCCAAAGTTCTTGAAAATCTTTTCATCTTCATCAACCTTAATATATTCGAACTTTTCACATAATGTATTCATATTTGTCTGATCATCTTCACATTTCATACTTATAGCTTCACCGATAAACTGTTTAACATATTTTACATATCCCATATAAAGACCAGAATTAGCGGTGGTTTTACCTTTACATGTACCAAAAACCATTCTTGAAAATATTCCAAATGGCACTGGATCTTTTGATACAAGAACTTTACAATTATATTTATTAAAGAGTTCTAAAACATCTCGTGGATTTTTATTAATTTTTGTATCAAAACCATCGAGAAATATTACAATGTCATTGTCATTCTTATTTTCGAGATATTTATGCATACCTTTATATTTATCACTAAAACCATGCCACTCGGTACCCCAACCTAAAACTTTTATAGGGACATCAAATTTATTATTTACAAGTTCTTCGAACATCCCTTGCGATTTATTGGCATACGTAACAATCTCAACCTCATTAAGTTTATTTTCCTGAACCTCGTATCGTTTCTTTTGTGAATCCAAATTTACAACGTAAGTATTAAAGTTCATCTATTATTATTATCTCAGAAATAAATAAGAATGTGGAATACATTTTTAATATTGATATTAATATTATTTTACATTTATTTTACAGCCGGAAATACCATAAAATTTGTAGAGTCTGATGGTGGTGATACAGGTTATAAAGTTGTTGATATATTCGAAGAAAGTGAAGTAAACTATATTCTTGGTCTGATAAACTCAAAGAAGTATACGGATGCTCAAAAATTTATTCATAATCATAGCGGTTTATTGAAATACATTATGTATCATATCGGTGAAGAATATGTTTTCGCTGATTATATATATACGATAGAAAAATCGAGTGTATCAACATGTCACCGCGATGAAAGTGGATCTGTATTTAATCCGTCTTTAAAACATCCATCGTATACAATTATATTTTACCTTGAACCCATGGAATCGTGTCTCGATGTAATTCCAAAAAGTCATAAGGAAAGGAATATAATGTATATAACAAAGTCTTTGGAGAGTGTTCAGTGTACGCCTGGTCAGGCGATTCTTTTTAATGCTGACCTTATACATTCTGGTTCTATAAATAAACAGAACGATAATAAGAGAATTCAAATGAAAATAGTTCATAAGGATGATTTGGAAACATTACATTTTTTGAATAAATATTACAAAATTGGAGATGCTACAAAGGATACTTCACTTCGCAGTACTCTCTTTTATCGTAAACTTTCGTGTATGTTTCCAGGTGTAGCCGACTTAACTAAAAATGGTAATGCGATTCCACCCTTTTTAAAGTATATGTTCAAGAAGTTAGTTTATGGAAATGAGAATAACTATAAACTTAAAAACGTAGAAATATAGATAGATTTATATTCTACATTGTAAAGATCCAAATATAAGCCATGCTATTAATACATCAACACTATAATGTTCTCTCGTAGCAATCGTTATTATAGATGTAATTATCGGCCAAATTGGCCATAATATACCATTAACAAAATATGAAATAACTATGTTAAATGTTGTATGTCCAGAAAACATAAAATCATTACAAAACCCAAACGGTGGTTTAAGTTCACATTTTTTCATACTGGGAAATGTTGTAACATAATTTGTTAAAGTTCTAAATAAATACATTAAACCCATTGTTATCAAAAATGTTTGTTTTTTATTTTTAGCCCACCCACCGAAATTATAAATCAAAAAGAGTGTCGGTATAATCAATATATAATCGTTAATATAATCGTACTTTTCGAGGTTTGGTAAAAGTTTAAATCCTAAATCATATATTTTATCATTTTCCTTAACATTTCTTTTATATGAAACATAGTACCCTGTTATAAGATTAAATGTAAACGATAGAAGAACAAATAAAATAAGGTTTAACATATACTATTATGATATAAAAAAATAATCAGTATAAATAGAAATGAGTCTGAAGATTATTATGGGTAACATGTTTTCGGGAAAAACGTCCGAACTTATCAGACGTTTAAAACGATACAAAGTTATCGGTAAACGTATTCTCGTCATAAATTCAAAAAAGGATACGCGTGCCTCCGAGGACGTTTTACGCACACACGATAATGCCCGTTTAGAGTGTATAAAGACAGATATACTCGACGATGTTGATTTTTCAGACGTCGATGTTATAGCCATCGACGAAGCTCAGTTTTTTACGGGACTCAAACAGTTTGTCGAAAAGGTTCTCGACTCGGGTAAAACTATTTTACTCGCGGGACTCGATGGGGATTATAAACAGAGAAAGTTTGGCGAACTCATAGATTGTATCCCTCTCGCCGATAAAGTGTTTAAAATATCGGCGATGTGTATGGAGTGTATGGACGGAACACACGGTCCATTTACGAAACGTATCGTTCAAAACGATGAACTCGAACTTGTCGGGGATCATAACATGTATAAAGCTGTATGTCGAAAACACCTTTAAAACCGATTAATATCTAAAATGAGAACGACGCGTTTACCCGAATCTATTTTTTCGACACTATGGTATCTCGCATGATCAAACAGTATATATTCACCCGGTTCGTGTTTATGAAACTCAAACTCTGTATCAAGATTACTCGTCCCTTCGAGTGTTAAATGGTACCGTAACTGTAAATTACTTTCGGCGCGGTGTGCCGGTATAGATATAGGTCCTTCCATGACTGCAATCATGGCACGATCGATACACGGAATTGTTTTTAAAAATGCGTCCGTTTTTGGAAAATCACTTATTTTATGGTAATAATACGTCTCGTTATACGCGAACCACGGGTCAATGTCGTGAAAATTATATTTCTTTGCATTTTTATATACTGTATCATATTCATTTTTTATATCAAAAAAGTGTTTTTGTATACGCCAAAGCCCACTAAAATCGTCGACTGAATAGTGTGGTTTATAAAAAAATAAATCAATCAGCGAATTTCGTATACCAATCAGTGGACGTAACGGTCTTTGAAAATAAAGTCGATCGATAGGGTTTTTGAAATAATCGTGTATGAGTAACATGATTGGTATCATAAAAATCCACATTTTTTTATAACACTATAATAAATGCCGGGTTATAAAGGAAAAGAATATTACGCACCAGTACAAGACGATAAAATTAATACATTAGACAAAAGGTTTATCGGTTTGACGAATACTCAAATAGGTCTATTTGCATTACCAGTCACTGTTACACTCACGACACTTGTTATAATTATCCTGAATAAAAGGGCCAGACGAGATCCAGTCGTATACATATCATTAGCGATTGGATTAATTCACTTGTACCATCACTATACACTCGCGAGATTACAAAATAAATATGTTAAATAAATATATATGCGTGTCAAATTAAAAAAAAGTTCACGATTTAATAAAAAGTTTAGTGTTACCTTTGAAAATGGGAAAACGGTCGATTTTGGTGCCAAGGGGTACTCGGATTATACGAAACATAAAAATCCCGAACGGATGCGTTTATACGTATCACGACACGGAGGTTTAGTTCCTTTTACGCTAAAAAAACAAACGGATATCAAACGTATTCATAAAAATATGCTCGATGTTTCTCGAAGCGATAAAGAAAACTGGACTACATCAGGTTTTTATACCGCGGGGTTCTGGTCGAGATGGCTCTTATGGAGTCACCCTGAAATTGAGGGCGCTAAGAAAGTTATAACTACGAAATTTGGTTTAACTTTTGTTTGATACCACGCCTTTCGAGATTGGCCTTTAGCGCCATCATTAAATTTGCGCGTGGTTCGAGTTTCACGGGTCTTTGTGGAGCCCGTGGTGGGACCGGTGGTCGTGGAGCCTGTGGAGCCTTTGGAGCCCGTGGAGCCTTTGGAGCCCGTGGTGTATCCGGTTCGAGTGAACGTAATAGCGATTTACACGTTCGTAAAAGTTTTTTTGATTCGCGGACCTGAATTTCCAAAGATGGCGCACGTCGTCTTTGAATTTTCATTTTAAGTTCATTTTCTGTAAGAGCAACACGTTTTCCCTTTACCTTTTTCGTTATACGAAGGCCGAGACGTTTTGCTTCATTTTTCAGGGTATCAATCTTCATTTATAATATATGACATTAAAAAAAGTCATCGGTTCTATACAGTTTCGTCTGGAATGAACCTGTTTTACCTAAAACCGAAACAGATTCATTACCATAAAGTTCTTGACACCCGATATCGTCCATACAATCGCGGTTATTGAGTGTTACCGGGAGTGGGTATATTTGCTCACCTGGTGTTGTCGTATAATAATGGTATTGATCACGTCGTCCCCTGACTTCTTTACCGTATAAAGGTAACGTCTCTTCGTCCGGGCCTACAAGAAGACCCATTTGTTGGACATACCCTGGTTTATACTCCTTAATTGGCGGTTTGCGGAATTCGCGTTCCATTGGTATCTGAACCGGAACTTCGACCGGGACACCTACGGGTACACGGACCTGTTTATTAACAACGATAGGGTTACGTATTTGGTACACTATTACCGAGGCGAGAATGACGAGCGCAATGAGCAATATTTTTTGTTGCGTTTTAACCTTCATTTATATAACCAATTATTTTTTATTAAACAAGGGGCCTAAATCTATGCGTCCGAGTCTAAACTGTACGAGTAACCAAAGACCAAATAAAAGTGATTTTAACAATTTGTTTGCTTCATTATCGTCCATCTTATAAATTGGACCCACGACTCGACCAAAAAATGTCTCATCTTTACTATTGCCCGTCACGTACATTTCCATTTGTGTAAGTGCGCACGTATCGTCATTTACCGACCAATGAAAAAATATAAACGGAACAAGAAGTGAGTAAAATTCGAGGTTATGTTTATTCTTCATGAACGGAACAATCAACATCGTTATGAAAAAAAGTAAGTGAATGAAGAAAATAATGTTCATATCTATTAGTATGGACAGAGAAAAAATAAAACTTCCAAAAATATGGCACCCACAACAAGAAATCATACTTAAATCGTGGGGTGAAGCCGCTGCCTGCTATAGATTCATGAACTATCAAGCATATCTCATGTATAAAAAATTGAGTATGCGGTTTACGCTACCAATTATCATTGTGAGTACGATGACGGGTACGGCAAACTTTGCTCAGGATACGTTCCCTTTATCTATTCGTCCCATGGTTCCTGCGGCTATTGGCGGTCTAAATCTTATTACCGCAATCGCGACAACAATCATGCAATTTCTTAAAATTAATGAACTTATGGAAGGTCATCGGGTCAGTTCAATTCAGTACGGTAAACTCTCGCGAACAATTCGTCTCGAATTAACACTCCCACTTGCCGAGAGAACACAAGACGGTACTATCATGGTTGAAAACTGTCGCGCGGAATACGATCGTCTTATCGAACAATCACCACCGGTCCCCAACAGCATAATTCAGGCATTTGAAAGGGAGTTCCCAGACGATAACGTATTCTTCAAACCAGAAATCATGCATATACAACCTATCATACCGTTTAAGGCTATCGCGGAAAATTCTATCATGACAAAACTTAAACAGGCCGCCCCGGGAAGTGCGATAAAAAACGAATTAAAACACGAACTTGATGCGATACGAGGAACTGTTTCGGCGGTTAAGAGAACTGTCAAGGCCGATATCGAAGGTGTAGAAGAACGGAAGAGTGAGATAGCAAGTTTAAACACTAAGGGACTCGTAAGTTTGAAAGGTGATCTTATGAAAGAATTACGTAAGCGAACCGAACTTATGGAGGTCATTACAGAATCACCGAGAGACGATTCACAAGATACGCCACCATAATAAATAGAGTAAAGTTAAAGACTGTAATACACAAAAGGTAAGGGAATAACTTCCTTTTTAGAGGGTCTAAAACACGTGTTTGAAGTATATTATTTTCCATAATAATATCTAGAGCCTGAGTAGCAAGATCAGTATCTTCATTATCATTTGACATGGACTCCTTCGTTATAATACGAAGACAAAAAAAAGAAGATGGGATCACGCTTCACGACCGCGAAATACAAGATCTTAAAAGACTGTTAGAAGAAGGTAAAAATGTGTTTATATGTGGTGCGGCTGGCGTTGGAAAATCATATATTCTGAATCGCGTTCTCGATGAATCGAATAGTATAGAAATTTATGATGAAGTTTTAACCAAAAAAGATATCTATTTGGATACGATTAAAAACTCGAATGTATACGCCTATATTGAAAATTATGAAACCGATAACACGTATAAAAGTATAATAGATTCAGTATCCGAAGGTGGGTGGGTCACGAAGAGACCACTCGTTGTTACGTCCCAAAATGTACACGTTTTACCAAACTTTAAAATGTTATTTATACCTAAACGAAAACCGGAAAGTATAGAGCGACTTCAGCCCGGACACGTACGCGCACGTTTAGCCGCCGAAGAGTGTCGCGGAAATATACGAAACTTTTTTAGTTACCTTAATTTTACGGACGTAAAGGATATTTTTAAAACGTCGAAAGAGTTTATCGAGGAACTTTTGTGTACCCCGGTCACTATAGATATAGAAGAAACAGTACACGAGCACGGACACATTTGGGATACGGTACACGAAAATTATCTCGATTCGGGAACCGACCATTATGATAAAATCATGGACAGTTTGGTCTCGGCCGATACGTACGATACCGAACTGTATAAGGGCGATTGGGATTGTATGCCCTATTTCGTTTTACACGCCATAAAAATTCCGAAACTATATATGAAAAATCTAATCAAACCGGAAAAGATACGTCCCGGGAGTTGTTGGACAAAGTTTGGAAACCAAAAAATGCGGTACCAAAAGGTTCGGAATATTCAAGCACGTTCAAATACAAAAATGGGACACCAAGAGTTTATGCTTTTACGCGAATATGCTTTACAAGGCGACGTCTCAAAATTTAAGGAATATTCGCTGACGCCCCAAGATTTCGATGTTATGAATCATTTATCTTTACAAAACAAACTCAAACAAAGAGACGTGACTAAAATCAAGAAACTGATTAAAGATGATAGTCTATAATGAAATAATGACTGGTCCCGAACAAGAACACGAATTTAAAGTAACACGCGTTGTTGGTAATGAAATTCTCTATTACGGTGAAATTACAGGTGATGATATTTTAGAGTTTATAGAAGAATTTAAGAAACTCGAAATTGAACTTCTTAAAAAGAAAGCCGAACTCATAGGGTACGATCCGGTTATACGGATCCATATTTGTAGCGAAGGTGGCGATTTGTTCGTCGGACTAAGTGCTATGAATGTACTCGAAAAGGCCCGCGTGAAGGTTATTACTATCGCACAGGGGGTATGTTGTTCGGCCGCATCGTTCATACTTCTGGGTGGTCACGAACGACGTATTGGTAAAAATGCACACGTATTGATACACCAAATTTCAACGAACGGGTTCTGGGGTAAATACGAAGAATTGAAAGATGAAATGAAATCGTGCGATAAACTTATGAGTATGATTAAAAAAACATACAAAGAAAAGACGACAATCCCCGATGAAAAAATTAAGAAACTTATGAAACGCGATATTTATTTAGACCCGAATGAATGTATTAAGTATGGCTTGGTACATTCGTGTGATTAAAATCCCGACTCCAGACCCCGTAGGGGTCTGAGGTCGTATTATCTTGATGGGGACTAGGGACTTTTTCTAGACCCTGCGGGTCTGGAATCTATGTGTCTCTTATACAAACCAATTATGGTCGCAATTATAAGGAAAATGCATATCGTATTTGCGTTGAGCGGAATAATAGTGCCGTCTGGAGGCCTAAGTCGTTCCATCCGACTATAATCTACAACTGGAATCATATCTACTATAATGGAAACAGTTTTTAAAACCGATAAAAACGGGAACCAAAGGTATACGTCTATCAGAGTTCAAAAACTCGCCGATGGTACCGCAAATATCATCAAAGCAACAGGTGTTGTTGACGGTAAAGAATCTATCTCAACAACACACGTTCCGCTCGGGTACGAAAGTGCACTGAAACGAGCAAAAACCATATGTAAAAATTTACAGGTTCCCGATGTTATGCCGATGTTAGCAAATAAATGGGAAGATCGTAAAAAATACATTTCGGAACCGTTTTATGTTCAACCAAAACTCGACGGGGTTCGGTTACTCGTATCGAATAAAGGAGGTATTTCGCGTACGGGAAAACTCGTTCCCGGGACCGAGTATCTCGGTAAAGGTCTTAACGAAGGCGAATACCTCGACGGCGAGTGTTATGATCCTACAAAAACGTTCGAGGAAATTACGAGTTTGTTTAAGACCGACCCGAAACAGCTCGATTTTTACGTCTTTGATTATTTCGATATGAAACGTCCCCATTTACCGTTTGAGGAACGTAAAAAGTATGTTACGGTCGAAACAAAACTCGTTCGTAAGAAAACGTGTTTGAAACAGTTCCACGACCAGTTTGTTTCACAGGGCTACGAGGGGACGATGATTCGCGAACCTATGAGTGTGTACGAAAACGGGAAACGAAGTAATTACCTTTTAAAGTTTAAGGATTTTATGACCGAGGAGTACGAAGTCATAGACGCAAAGACGGGACACGGTCGTGACGCAGATGCCGTCGTATGGGTCTGTAAAACAGAAAGCGGGAGTACATTCTGTGTTCGACCCGAAGGTACGATCGAACAAAGAGAGTATTTTTATGCACATAAGGAAAAGTATTTTGGGAAAATGCTTACCGTACGGTTCCAAAACCTTACGGAATTAGGGATACCAAGGTTTCCCATAGGAATAGTATTTAGAGATTATGAGTGAATATATTGTAATGAATAAAATGAAAAGAGTTGCTGTTGATATCGACGAAGTTCTCGTCTCGTTCGTCAAACCCATGGCTAAGTTCCGTGGGTACAAAATGCCTACCACCCAAAAGTACGCCTACATTTATAAAGATATGTTTAACATTACCGAAACCGAATCGCGAAACATGGTTCATGATTTTTACGAATCGGAGGCGTTCGCGAAACTTAGACCATTACCCGGTGCGTGTAAACAAATGGGGTATTTACGCAAACACGCCGATAAAATATATATCGTTACCGGTCGACAAAGTTACGCGCGCGACCAAACTCAGAGATGGCTCGAGTACTGGTTTCCCAATACGTTCGATGATCTTATCATGACCAATAGTTATACCGAGTTTGAGATTGAGAAACACGAAATATGTCGGAGTCTCGCGTTAGACACGATTATTGATGATAATTTTGATATATGTACCAAATGTAATCGTATCGGTATCGATGCGTATAATATGGTAGGTCAAGACGACGAATGGTACCCGTGGGCCGTTCCTTCGTCTATGGCGAGAACTGGGTGGGGTGAGTAAAATATTAAATATACTTAAAAAATAAAGATATTATAGTACCATAATGAACGAACAATATATTGATGTAAAAAAGCATTTACAAGCCTTACAGGAAAAGGCTATTGAATTAAAAAGTGAACAGTTAAGAATTGAAGGTGAATTCCGAAACAAAAACAAAAATTAGAAGAAATTAATTAAAACTTATTTTTTACAAAAAGATTAAATTTAGTAAAAAATAATTTAATACAAAACAAATGCCTTACCACTTGGCCACACGAGCTCGTCTATATAATATGCTCGCGACAGTAATCGAAACTGCGATCGTTTGCTAATTTTGTAAATATGTGTTTAAAAACGTTTCAGCTTCGTGTTTCGTTCTGAACGTTCCCAAACGTTTATGTTTATGTTGAACATACCATTTATTTCTCGAAACATGTACACATCCAACCGTTCTTTTATTTGAACCTAAAGGTTTAACAAAGTTTTCTGGATCTTTCGTATATTCTTTTAAAACATTTATAACTTCTTCTTTAGTTTTAAACGAACCCTTTGACAAATAAACGGTTTTATTATTAATTTTTATTCTCGGTACATAAGTATTACCTCTCATAAGTACAGAACCCAAATACCCGTTTTTATGTAAAGTGTAATTTGACATACCCTTAGATATACGGGTTTTTAGTGTTTGTGATAATTTCTTTTTATTGTTTCCACCTGAACTACAATTGTATCCATTTGGTGCTAATGAATTGTATTCCCTTATCCAATATATTTCTCTTTCGTCGAGTATTTCATCAGGTATTTCTTCAATGTATTCATATTTCATTTCATCGCCATACTTATCTATAGCTCTTTTAAGTAATGTACAGTTCGTACTACTTTTTTTATGCCCTTTAATACGTTCGTGTAAAGTTTTTACAGTCTGACCTATATATACTTTACCCGACGGTGATGTAATTTTATAAACACACCCCATTCTTACTATTATGTATATTTTAATAAAAAACTCTCTCGGAGGGTTTCGACCCCCCTACTTCAGGATTAACAGTCCTACACTCTACCAATTGAGTTACGAGAGAAAGAGTCGCACGACTGTGTTTTGATCACAGGACATTTGGAGTTTAGCAACTAAACGAATAGTTATAATAATTCAAAATTACAATCCAATGCTCTACCAACTGAGCTATCGCACGGTGATACCGATGTGATTTGAACACACGCTCTTTCGAACCAGAGCCTTAATCTGGCGCCTTAGACCACTCGGCCACGGTATCACATAATTATTTTGTCTGTATTCTTTAAGTAATGTCAGGGTATTTAATTACATTTTTACTTATCATTGTAATAATTGTATTAATAATACTATTGAATACACCTCGTATAATAATAGTTAGTATGACATGTATACCAGAACGTATAGAAGATGGTAAATTAGATAAAACAGTAGAATCTATATTTTTACAGACATCCCCAGTACATAAATTATATATCAATATTCCTCGTACTACTTTATATGGAAAACAATACCCTCGTGATAAACTTGAAAATCTTAAAGTAAGATACCCATTTATTGTCATTAATTATATAGAAAATGATATGGGTCCGATTACAAAACTAATTCCAACTTTAAAATATTTGAATAACGATGAGCTTCTAGTTTTAATAGACGATGATGTTGTTTACGGTGAAAATATGATAAAAAAACTTGTTGATAGTGATTTATCGGCTGTTGGATACGGAGGTCGTGATAACGATTTAAATTATATAGATTGTAATGGAATTGAAAAACCTGTACCGTGTGCATTTTTAGAAACATATGCAGGGGTATTATACAAAAGTCAACTATTTTATAATTTTGAAAACTATTATAAATTGTTATTAGAAAAACATGGTGATATATGCATATTTCAAGATGATATAGTTATAGGAAAGTTTTTTGAACAAAATGGTGAAAAGAGGTGGGTATTAAATACTGCTCATGAATTTAATCATGATGGTAGTGGAACACCCGAATTAAATAAAGAAAATCTAGGTAATAATAAAAATAAATTATGTTTTGATACAATATTTTAAATTAATTTATATGTATTATTTAAGTAGGTATGTTAAATTTAATCCTCATTATAGTCCTCGTCCTCGCACTTGTACTCCTATTCATTCGTCGTAAAAAATATGATATAAATTATAAGTGTTTTCTCCTTACACTTGAAACATCAACAGACCGACGCGAAAAGTTTTTGAAATACTACGACCATTCCGTACCTTTAGAAATCATATACGGGGCAGATACCAGGAAACTCGAAAACGCCAAAAAGTATCAGAAAATCATCGAACCAAACTATTACCGTGAGGCGTTACGATTACATTATGATAAAACTAAGACCCGACCTGACATTACCTATTTCAATTTAGGCGCGATCGGATGTTACATGGGACACATGGAATTCTACAGACGGTGTTTCGACCAAAACATCAAATATGCCGTTATTTTTGAAGATAACGTTATCATTAAAGATAAACGTGTGTATCAGGAAATTCAGGACGTTATCAATACAAAGGGCGACGATTTTGAAATGTGTTTCTTCCATTGTCTCTCGCGGTACCCCGATAAAGAAGATGTAGAAAAGAGTGGTATCGAACGCGTTAAATGGATTTCCAGTACCAAGTGTTACGTCGTCCATGTCGATAATATGAAAAAATACTACAAATACTTCTTCCCTATAGATAACCATGTCGATATGAAACATGAAGATATTATCGCGCAAGGTGCACGTGTTTATTATAAGGAACTTCGTCATTGTTTAAAAATTGATCGTCGTCATCATAGTATCATAGGACATAGCAAACATGGACGCAAAGACTTCTTTTCAAAACGGTACCCAAATGCAACAAGGGTTGATCTCAATTACGGGTGGTAAATTTCATTTAAAAATTTGTTTATTTGGATATAATACACTATAGTGGTTTTTATTCACTTTATAATATTCATCTCTTTTATAAACTTTCAAAACTAATTTTTTATTTTTATAAACTTCACCACTTCCACGATGTTTAAATTTTTTAAAATCATACTCTCTATTTTTCAAATATTCTTTATTTTCATCCAAAACCGTCTTTAATAAACTTGGTCCAGTAACATCCAATTCATTTTTACAATAGTCTCTATTTTCAACATTTTTTACTATTTTATCTATACATTTCTTATAAATTTCGTTTTTTGGTTTTGATACCAATATTGCGTTATATACAAATTCTTTACCATGGTAAAGATTGTCTCTAACATAATATTCTTTATCAGTTAATGTAACTAGTTTGAAATCGTCAACCGTGACGTATTTTATATCTATGTATATACCACCTTTAATATACATTAAACAATATCTCCATAAATCAGCTTTATAAGCACCTGGTATTAATGTGTTATAAGCGTTCAATACACGGTTACCAAAATTTTCTTCTATAAAATCTCTACACATAGCATCATCAAAAAAATGAAATTGTAATTCTGGATTTTTTCTTCTCATATCATCCATACCTTCCTTTATAGTATATGGTAATTCCGATTCATTCCACGTCTGATAAACATGTTTAGGTATAACACTAATTATTTCAGAACTACCCAAAGTTTTATATCTAAAAATACTTATCAGAATAAGTGAAAATAAAAGTATAGCTATAATCATATAACATATATATATATTTTTAATTCCACGGTATATCCTGTGGCCGAAACCGACACCCAATCTTTAAAAAGTCGACAAACTTTTTAAATTCTGGTTCGGGGTTCTCGAGAATTTCCATAGAATTGAGTACATTTTTGACATACTTATTATAGCCTTTATGGCCGCCCCTATGTACGTGTCTATTTTCACGCAAATTACCAATTTCACGCGGCATCATGATTATATTTTGACCCGCGTGGATATCATACTTTACCTTTGTGACGACCGGGTGACTCTTAAACTCTTTCGGAATAACGTGGTGGTCCTCGACGTTACGCACATTCCACCGAAGTTTGAATGTCCTTCGGAGAAGAGAGCCGTACCGCATACTATAGTCTGGAAATACTTCTATACCGAGCCGCATAATGGAATCTTCCAATTCATCAACTTCCTGCCACGCCGCAAAACACTCCTCTGACGATCCCGAAACGTAACACTTTTCAGTCGCAACATCGAGTGCTTCCGCGAACCTATACTGAAGGCGCGGGTTCTCGAACGTTTGAAACGGTACGTCTATTTTTTTAGAATACGTACCTTCGAGAACGTTCTTACGAATTTGACACCGTTTGTTCTCGGGGGACAGTGGAATCAAACAAACTCTAATCATTTACTTTTTAACGGGGTATATCTTTAACACATATGATAGTTTAAAGAGTAGATACGTATACTATATACGTTCCCGTAGTGAAATGGTCATCACATAGTCCTTATACTTTTAAAGTATGTCAATTTATGATTTAATTCATAAGTTCGGAGTTAAGACTGCATCCCGGGATCGATACCCGGCGGGAATATCGCTTTTTACATATGGGACACATATGTAAAAATTGATTTATAGTAATAAAATTCTTGCCTTTTCAGCTTCTTCTTTTGTTTCATATGAACCCATATATTTATTATTTTTATACAAACACCACTTTTTTCTATGTTGCATGTAATACACACACCCACTACCATTTTTTGTTCTTTTTTGTAAATATGTTTTCTTAATATTATCCGGATTTTCTGTATATCTATTTTGAAAATTTAATACATCTTCTTTTGTTTTAAATCCACCCCATCTAAGTTTATAGGTACCAAAACTCCAAGAAGTTATATGTCCATCTTTTTTTGAACGATTTTCTATTATAAATCCAAGAAGTCCGTTATTTCGTTGTTTAGCCATTTCTCTCTGATTATTCACCATTAACTGTATAGTATCTTTACTTCTATGTTCCCCTCTCCCACCTCCAGAAGATAGATTGTAACCATTTGGGTATAATGTGTCGTATGTATTGATATAATATTTTTCCATAACACAAAGACTACAGTTATCACCTTCCCAAATTATCTCTTTTTTAAAAGTATCAAAACCGAAATGATTGATCGCATTTCTTAATTCTCTGCAATATGATTTTCCATATTTATGTCCATACATCCTCTTGGTAAATCCCTGTATAGTTTGTCCTATATACTTCTTATTATCTGGTGATGTTAACATGTATATTATACCCATATTACTTTATAATGATATAATATATTTATACCTCATACGAAGGGTACGACTCAAGATCGGTGGACCGTCTTGGAACATTTAGTGATGGTGGTGTTTTCGGACGCGTCATCCATTTTTTTATAGCCCTAGCTATACGCGATTCGTCGTCCACCTCATATATATCTGGTAATATACTTAGACCGTTACACACGTCAGGTTTATTCTTTTTATCCGGGAACGTTTGGTTAAACTCGTATATCGTGTTCGGAGGTATATCAGGAGCTTCGTCAAGTAACCTATCGTATTCTAACCGTATTCTATTTACAAATTCTAATACGTCTTCGCGGTGTTTTACATCGAGTGAAAGTTCCATATCGATACTTCTGTATAGTTTGGAGTATTGTACGCACATGACCGAATGTGCTTCCGTCATACGTGAACCATTATTAAACTTTGTTATCGATGTAAGTATTCCCGCAATCACGTTCAAAAACGCAAAAAAATATTGAAAAATAATAATTTTTTGTCTTTGGACATCCGACATCGAATCCGTATCGGGACTTAAGACGGCGAAACCACCAACGCCCGTAATACTCGATATGATTATAGATGGGTACGATAACCAATCGTGTTGACGTTTATAAAAAACGCGTGCGTGGTTGTGTAGCCACCTGTATCCGGCAGCCTTTTCGGCCCATCGGATGAGGAGTTGTTCTTGATTATGACACCAATGATGTTGTTCTGGTACTTCCCCCATTACTCTTTCTTAGAAAATAAATATGCGATATCACGAGCCAATGTATCAACTTGTTCGTTCTTTTCGTTTCCATTGTGTGCCTTGACCCATTTAAATTCGATGGACCCAAACTGTTTCTTAAGGTCTAACATACGGATCCATAATTCTTTATTTTTTACGGGTTCACCTTTACTCGTTTTCCACCCGTTACGTTCCCAGTTTTTAGACCATTCGAGTAGACCCATACGTACATAGTTACTATCGGTAAATACACACACACTCATATATTTGAGTTCGATACATTTTTCGAGTGCGTGTACGACCGCCGTCATTTCCATTACATTGTTTGTTGTTATCTTAGCGCCCCCTTGACCTTTGAGTGTATCTATAAGGTATGCCCATCCACCGGGTCCCGGGTTTCCGAGACAACTTCCGTCTGTATAGACTTCTATCATTCTTATACTTATATGTACCAAAATCTTTATGTTTTATTTAATTTTATTTTAATACAAAGTCCTTCGAGGAGAAATTTAATTTTATTTTCATACAAAGTCCTTCAAGGAGATGTTTCTAAATTACAAAATATTTTAATTTTATTTTCATACAAAGTCCTTCAAGGAGATAGTTATACTTTTTAAAAAATAAATTTATTTTAATTTTCATTTTCAGAATTAGTATATGGAAAACAATAATAATAAAATTTAATTACTGGACCAAATAATAAATATGTAAAAACAAATACAGAATATACTATAATTATTGTGTATATATCATTCATTATACTATTTTGTAATTAAAATTTTAAGCTAATTAACCCCCATGCCCATTTTGAATCTTAATAGCGAGGATTACCCGCATATAGGATACATGTCTATTTTATATGTACTAAATTTAGTTAGAGAACGCCAATCCTCCCATGCCCGACTGTATGCGGAGAACGTTGTAGTTGACCGCGAACATGTCGAGCGATGGAGTCGCGAGCGACGAGGCAGTGAGATCCTTCAACGTAATCGCAACTTGCGCGTTGTCGATTCTGGAGAAGTTGCACGTACCAGTTGGTTGATGCTCTTCTGGCTTCAACGCAAATGAGTACGAGTAGATACCTGGGTATGGCGATCCAGAGTGATGGTTGAATGGTTGCACTTGGTTAAAGTATTTACCGGATTGTTCCTTGAATCTGTCTTGACCGTTCAACACCAATTTGAACGTGCTGACTGGACCGACAGATCTCGTTGCAGCTGGGGCACCTTCTTCAACCCACGAACGAGTTGAACCTAAAACGGCATCGACATAGTATGCTGGCACACCAACTTCAGAAATTGCCATGGCGCAGTTAGAAGTCAATGGCAATTGAGTGGCCAAGACAACTTCATCGTTCAACGTATTGGAAGTAAAGTTCCACATGTTCGCGTTGGACGAGCTACCGTTGTTAACACACCAGACCAATTCCTTGACTGGGTGGTTGTACGATAATCTGACTTGTTTTTGTCCATTGGAAGTGACAGTGTCGGAACCAGTGTGTTGGACTTGTTCGATGAGGTATTCGTGTCCCTTTTGCGCGAATCTTCTTCTTTCTTCAGTGTCGAGGTACATGTAGTTACCCCAAACCTTGAAGGTCGAGCCATCAGTGTAGATGGAAAAATCGGCAGATAAGTCAAAGTCTAATCTGACTTCGTGGTATTGCAAGGCAATCAATGGTAAGGCCAATCCTGGGTTTCTGTTAAAGAAAAAGATCAATGGCAAGAAGACTTGCGTGGCGGCACCTCTGGAGGAAGTCATTTTACCGTACGTTTGTTTCTTGGAGGCATCCAAGTACAATTCGGAGTACAATCTCCACCATCTTTGGTAGTGTTTGTCGATTCTTTGACCCCCGATGGATAATTCAACATCCTTGATAGCACGCTCAGCCACCCAGCACGCATCGTAGGTGTCCGATCTAGTCGTAGCAGCGAGAGTGGTTTTCGCCTTCATTTCAACGTACATGTCCGCGATCAAATCACCGTTTCTGGCGATCGTAACGGAGACACGACCGGATGGACCGGCGGTACCGTTGACAGTTTGTTCGATGTTTTCCATCGCGAAGTTAGTGTGGCGTTTGTAAACAGCCTGGAAGAAAGTAACTTTTGGGTTACCAGTTAAGTAGACGTCTTGGGCGCCGTAAGCGACGAGTTGCATGAGACCACCGGCCATATTGTTTGTTTTGTACTATATACTGAGATTTTTTTTTCGGATGGGAATCGCGAAAAAACCCGGGTGATTTTTTCCTGGTATACATAAATGTCGACTGAACAAGAAGAACCACTCCTCGAAGAAATTGAGGAAGAAGAAGAAGAACTCGAACTTACCGAAGGTGACGAAGACGAAGACGAAGAATTTGAAATGTTCGATGAGAACGAACCGTTTATGACGGATATGGGTGGGCTATTAAGTTCGGTCCTCGCGACCGAAGACGGTGATACGGTTTGTTCCGCGCTGGTAAATATCTCCAGACAAATCGAGGTCCAAAACAAAATTCTTATAAAAATGTTAGCTCAAATGCAAAAAAAATAGCTTAGAAAAATAAGTGGTATGTAATAGAAGAAAATGGACGACACACATTATATCAGTCCGGATGCAAATCCCCAAGATTCGTATGATATACAGTGGAACACGCAAATCCAATCACTTAATCCCGAAGAGTTTATGATGTTTCTCTCCCAATTAGAAGATATGTGGGATATAAATACTAAAGGTAATGTATTAATAGCATTTCAAACCGGATTTAAAAATTTTTTCAATCCCAACGAACTTAATATCGAAACGGGTGTTCCTGATAGTTTTGATATTGATGTTGTTTCGGGAAAATATATTAGATTAAACGAAAAATTGGGGCATATGTATCATCGCGCCGTCTTTTTAAAACTTTTGGATAATGAAGACGATGAAGATATGACAATATCCACGCGTATTAATCGATTGATAGATCAAGTGTATGACGCATGGCAAATAGTTTCGAGTTCTGGTCGTACATACGAACGAGTTAATTATCCTACACGCGTTCCTGTAAACCCCGACTCTGATCCATCTATATTTAGGTCTTCGACTATGGGTAAATTTGACGAATTAACACCGTACCAACAGGCAATAATAACTTGTTTAAAAAAATTATACGGTAATAATTTAAGGAGATACAAAGGATATTGTTGTTCTCAAATTAAAACCGAGGATAACCAAGGTACGCGCGCTTGGCAACAGAATGAAACTATTCAAGAATATGTGTATAGTGTCGGTCAAAAAGAATCAGAAAATGAACTCTGGAAAGCCTTAACCAGTAGGGGCGCTGTATATAACGAGGTTATCAGACACTTGTCAAACTGTAATGATATACAATTTCCCGAAATTAAAAAGAATCGTCACGTTTGGTCGTTTAAAAATGGTATTTTCATTGGTAAGGAATGGTCGGCTAAGACGGGTCTATATCAATCTTCATTTTATACGTATGATTCGCGTGAGTTTATGAATCTCGATCAAACCATCGTAAGTTGTAAATATTTTGAAAATGAGTTTACGAACTACGACCATATCGAAAATTGGTACGATATACCGACTCCACATTTTCAGACTGTTCTAGACTATCAGAAGTTTGATACAGAAGTTTCTAAATGGATGTATGTGATGGGTGGTCGATTATGTTTTGACGTGAACGATATGGATACATGGCAGGTTATACCATTTTTGAAGGGTATTGCGCGTTCGGGTAAGTCGACACTCATTACAAAAGTGTTTCGTAAATTTTATAACGCGGACGATGTACGTACGCTTTCGAATAACGTCGAAAAGAAGTTTGGTCTATCGTCTATTTATGACGCGTTCATGTTCATCGCACCCGAAGTCAAAGGCGATTTACAACTCGAACAAGCGGAGTTCCAATCGGTCGTATCCGGTGAAGATGTTTCTATTGCGGTAAAGCACGAAAAGGCGAAATCATTCGAATGGAAAACACCCGGTGTTCTCGGCGGAAACGAAGTTCCAAATTGGAAAGATAATTCGGGGAGTGTTTTACGTCGTATTTTAACGTGGAATTTCGGAAAACAGGTCAAGGATGCGGACCAAACACTCGAAACGAAACTCGAAGCTGAATTACCTATTATACTTCAAAAGTGTGTTCGTGCGTATTTGGAATATGCACAAAAGTATTCGGATCGAGATATTTGGAACGTTGTTCCCGAATACTTCAAGGTGGTTCAGCGTCAAGTTGCGACGATCGCGAGTACACTCGAAAACTTTCTTCAGTCGACCGGTGTGAAATACGGGAAGGAACTATACTGTCCCCAAAAAGACTTTGTCGCACTATTTAATGCACATTGTGGTGCAAATAATCTTGGTAAGCCTCGTTTTACACAGGACTTTTACGTTGGTCCGTTCAGTCAACGCGAGATTGAAGTTCGTGAAGAATCGATTACGTATAAGGGACGCATATATCCAAAGCAGTCGTTCATATTTGGTATTGATATAGTCGACGAAACCATAACATTTGGTAATGAGTATTAAAATGTCAGAGTAGTATAAGTATGGATCCCAGACAATTCTTAAAAAATTCCAACGTTGATATTCAGAGGTCCGAGCCAGCTACACAGAACGGCCTTAAAATCGGGAAGTTTCATCCGGGAATGTATAACGTTCTCGTAAACAAAAACTTTTCAAAGGATGAAAAGCGCGTCGATTTACAATATATCTTAAAACAAAAACCAAAGGGGCACGCGCAGATAACACCCGGAATAACGATAGAACTGAACGAAATTAAGGGGTATTTCGGTAGGTTCCAAACGGGTGCTATACACACGGCTAATTTCGGTATCAAAGGTGATTTAACAAAAAACTTTTTTTCGGTTCAATTGAGTGGGTACGCAATGGACGGTACCGAACGCAAAAACTTTACGTTTGTTATCTATAGTAACGGTAAAATCAGATTTTCGGGTGGGTTTTTAGGGTCCAGTAACCTTAAACGCCAACCCGAAGCTTTACGTAAATATCTTATTGATACGTACACACAAAAACAGGGATTCTTATATAATGATATTGAATATAACAATATTGCGGGTTTCTTTAATACGAATGTGAACTTTCAATTATCGAGAATAGCGCGTGAAAATCCTTTAAAAGCCGAATACATTTCGTATGAAGGTGAATTGTCACCCTTTTTATATATGACATATAAAGAACATAAATTCGTTTTATCGACTAAATCCGAAACACTCGGTTCGGGTATAGTACAAATCCAAGGTGAAACGGACCCGAGCGAACTTGAAAGTGCGTATACCATGGGTGTTGGTATCGTGAAGAGCTTACACGCGTCAGGATATACGATGGGTATGACGAACCGTAATGTCAACGCACCAAAATTACCGGTCGCAAAACGCGTAAAGGTATCGACGTGTCCAAAAACACGAAGACCACCATGTAAAGACGGTTTTGAAATACGAACGAATCCACAGGGTTCCGAGTGTTGCTTTAAAATCCCTAAAAAGCGAGGTCCGGTAAAACAGGCTAAAAACGTTTCCATTACATATTCGAAAGATGGTACTATGAAAATAGGTGGCCGTAAATGCGATAGACTTACGAAACCCGTTTTACTTGATGTTGCTAAAAAATTGGGTATCGTCGGTGTTAAACAAAAAAATTCAAAGGAAACGATATGTTCGGCACTCGATGCGATCGAAAAGGGATCATCAAACTTTAAAGTAAACGGGGCGTTATGTCGAACATTGAAGAAAGAACAACTCGTTGCTGTCGCAATATCAAAGGGAATACCTGTCGAAGATAAGGATACGGTAAAAACATTGTGTGATAAACTTCAAAATAAACCGAACACACCAAATACGCCGAACTCACTCGCCAATGAAATGGAACAGGTACTTTTACGACGAAACAGAAACGTTATAAATAAGAAGCGACGTATCGATGAAGCGAGTATTAGAAATGATATCATCAAAATATACGGTAAAAAGTGGATGTCCAAATACGGTACCGTTATGAATATAAATAAAAACGTACGCGATGTAAAAAATCAATTGAATATGATGGAAAAGAATACATCTATTAATGTAACGACACGTAATGGTATCATAAAAAAGATGGTCGCGAACGATATCAAGAAGGCTATGATTAAAGATCGTAAACTTAACCAGGAAGAAGACCTTAAAAAGAAACGTATTCAAAAAGAGGCTGAAAAAATATACGGTAAGTTTGGTAAAAATATCGTAAATAATGTAGTGAAATACGTGTCGACCCTTCCAAAAGTGCCCGCGCTCAATAGTAATAAGGTCAAAAACTATATTAAAATAAAACGCGAACTGCAACAGAAACCACCAATAGCTTTAAAGAATACGCGCAAAAATAAATAAATATGGATGATCCGATGGAACTCGTGGTACGACGTGTTCGACAAAATAAAAATGGATTTATAATTGATAATAAATACCGTTGGAATAAAGATATTCTGTCGAGCATTATAGATAGTATATTTTATACTTTAGCAGATTATATACGAATGGAAAGAGAAACGAATGAAGTGGGTATGGGTGAATTAGAAATAAGTTATTATTATACCGATGGTTTTAAAAATGCTGAAGATGCTAAAGCCTATTTAGAAGAACACCGCGACCCCGATGATACTAAACTCATGATATATGTATACGATAACATGAATTTGATGGAACCAGGTACACATAGACGGACACTTTTGTATCTTACGAACATACTATACTTCGATTTATAAGTTTATGTGGTTCCGATATTTGTTTTAAATGTTTTGCATGATACGAAAAATCGTATCCAAGAAATTGTTCGTTTATTTCTTTGGAGAGACCGAATGCCTCCATTTTTCTGGATGTTTGGGTACATACAGATAACCTTTCAAGATTTAAGAATCTATCTTCCATCATTATAAACTCTTTAAGTGATTCTTCGCCTAATCCGTCTTTACGCATTTGTTCAAACATCTTCTTGGACTCACCGTGTGACATGTAAAAATAATTTGTTGAAAAGCCTAAAACGGTTACACGCTCACCTGTACTATCAAAGTCACGCATTATGAATAGTACTATTATGATAACAAGTATCCAAACAAACATTGTACTTTACTTTACTCCAATATATTAAATAAATCTTTTATTTTATGAATTATATTGAATAAAGTATTCTTATCTTCGACATTTTCGGGTTTTATTATTTCAAATTCAACTTGGTACGTAAACGGATCTTCCGAATCCATGTCTTGTGCGCCCCCGATTATAGATGTCATATCGATAGATAGATTTTTACGGATATATGAAGTACGTGTTTTCGTCTTTTTACAATCCATTTCACTATCGTAATCGTGTTCGATCGGTAACTCTTTTGATACACAAAATCGTATATCAAACGGCGTCCCTTCGAGTTGTTTGAAATCTTCGACGTGTACACGTTCCTTACGTATAACGGTTTCTTCGTTTGTAGATTCATCGATCGTTATGCGGAGGTTATCTTTTTCGCGGTAAAAGACTTCGGTCTGAGACGTTTCAATACGTTCCCAGCCATCATACTTGTTAAGTCCTTTCATTAAACTGATGTACATCTTTTCACCAATATTTGTATCGAAAAACTTTCCGTTATATTTACCGAGACGCATTTCCATTTCAACGTGTTCATCATCTTTGTATTTATTAAAGATGGGTTCGATTGTATCACACACTTTATGAACGTTCATTTTATATTACATTTATATAGTGCGCCTCTTTCTTAAGCCTTTTTTATACACCTTTTTTATATGCACGGGTTCACAAACTTGGGAAATACGTGTTATTTTAATTCTGCTATACAAACGTTCTTACATATATACGATATATCTGCGCATATACTACGAAACAAATACGAAGGTGATTGTTTATTTACGAAAGTCTATGAGTATGTAGTTCACGCATATTTTTCTAATCGCGAAACGTGTGTCTTTGCGGCCGGCCCCCTTTTATCTGAATTTGTAAAAAAGTTTCCGAGGTTTACGATCGGTGAACCTCACGATGCTCAGGACGCACTATTATGTATAATAGATTTACTCGAAAAGGGGTACCCTATAATTAAAGAACTCCTTTATGGCGAAACGACACAGATTACCATATCACCAGTGGGTAAGAATACGATAAAAACACCTTTCTGCATACATATTTTAAACATGAAACAATATGTTAAAAATATAGATGAAATGATCGAAGATGCGACCAAATGGAACACGATTGAAGGGTACGTAGACGACGAAGGTGTGAAACATCACGTTGCGACGACGCGAACTATTATTTCTAAAGCACCTAAAATTTTACTCGTATCATTCGATAAAAAGAGTAGGGTAAAGGTCGATACAAAATTAAAGATGGGGCACGAGTTATCCGGTTCTATAGTTCATAAAGGTATTCAACGTGGTGGTCATTACATATCTATGTGTGCACTTGGCACCGAATGGTTTATACAAGATGATGATACATTAGGTAAACTCAATATGTTACCTAATGAAGATAATCATTACATCCTGGTATACAGTCTAAAAACTCCTTCATCTGGATGTCCTCCTTGATATTCACGAGGGTTCTATAAAAGGTGCGACGATTATTTGGAAACGTTTTATCGGTACGTTTTTTTAATGGTTTCCACCAAAGTGGTCCCTTTTCCCACGTGACATACATACACTCGACTATATCATCTTCTTTCAGCCACGAATAATCAGACATACGGTCCAATGGTATTTGCGATTCGTGAATGAGTTTTCCCTTTTCTTGTATAAACAGTCTCCATGTGTGACGCCCGGGTACACACCCAGGTGTTTCGACCGTAGGTGATTTCTTCACTTTGAAATCGATCGTATTTTTATTACGGGGTTTCCATTTGAACATTGTTTCGTGTGTCCCTATGCGTATAGGGTCTTTTACGGGTGTAAAAATAAGTCCATCCATCTCTTGTGTAACGGTCGGTAAATACACGGTCATAAACTGTTTAAAATCGTCGTGAAGATGAAACTTTTTAACCTTTAGAAAAATTGGATCGGTTTTTAAAACCATCATCATTTTAGCCGTTTTTTCACAATGTTCTAAACGGTCCAATAGATTTTTATTACCAACGACTTCGCCGCACGTCAGTAAACAATCGTAAATCATAAAATCGTTCTCGTATAATTCACCTTCGAGGATTGTCCCTTCATATATAGGTCGTCTAAAATTGAGCGAACACGTAAACATTTCTAATGCGCGATTCATAAATATACAGACTTTTTGTGGTCCGTACATAAATGCGAGCATCATGTACCGCATTCCGTCCGTCTTTTCACATACAACATATTGATTCTTTGCAAGTATATCAAAGTGTTTACGTTCTATAGATATTGGTTGACTTCCCGGAAATATACCTTTCGTCCCCCATTTAGATTCCATAAAGGATATCGTATATTTGTAAAGTGGATCATCCGACTTTACAGACACACGGGACATTATGTTCTATATATTTTTCTATTCTTTAATTTGCTTTAACACCAGCAGCGTTTAGAATATTACTTATACATTCGTGACTATACGTCATCGTCAACTTAGCTGCTGTATACGCATGAATTTTGACACCACCTTCTTGTAATTTTTTAAACATAGTAGACATTCTCGGATGAATTTTAAACGCACCATTTTTTTTATCTTTTAAATTTTTTGTAATGTTTTTATTCATCATAACCCATGATTTTGCAGATGTTTCCTTTACCATGTATATATTTTCCGAAATTTTATTAGTGACCGATGTATCAAAATGTAAACCTATTTGTTCTACGGGTTCATTGACATTATTTTTCACTTTTTCTTTGAACATCCCCCAATCAATACCTTCGGTTACACCCGGAAACACGAGACACCCAATATTTTCGTGTTTGTCAAAAACTTTATCGAGTGAAACATCATCGACCTGAATTCCAAAATCGATAAAAAAAATACGTTCGTATGTTTTTAAATATTTATAAATTATTTCAGCTTTTTCAAAGGGTTCATCGTCTACGAATACGACCTCATTTTCTGTATTACCTCTTTGCATACACTTTAAGTTAAAACGAAGAATTGTGTGAAGTGTCTTTACGTGACACGATTTAGCACGCGTCACTAAAATAGTAGCTATTTTCATGTTTTTATTACATACATATATATTCTAAACCTTAAGCCTATCATTTAAACACCCGGAAAATGGTAGGTTTCCGACGTGTCCGAGTGTTGTGTTACAATCGGCAAAAATTTTACCGCCACATTGTTGCCATCGTCTACAAAATGCGTAATCTTCCGAAAGGTATCTACGATTATCCGGATCGATCATACAATCAAATACGGCACAATAATCATCAAAGTCTCTATTTTGATGGTCGTTCTTACAATTTAAATCGGTAAATTTTTCATGCATTTTCTCGAGTGCTTTACGCGTAATCACCATAAACCCCGTCGGTCCATCTAATACTTCAACAAATCCGTTTTCAACAGATCTCTGCATCGCACCAATATTTGCGACCAAACTTGATGATAACATATAAAGGTCTCGTTCGTCGCCGGCTTGAATTGCAGTCTTAGCTTGATCCCACATCACGACCTTCTTTGGGTAGATAGCAACGGAAACATCGTGTCCCGACCGAACAAGACGAACGACCGATGCTGGGTCAAAATCAACGTCTGCATCTATAAACATAAAATATTCACAATCGGTCTTTTGCATGAACCGACCAATGGCAACATTACGCGCGCGATGTACAAGACTTTCATTTTCGGTCGTATCAATCATGAGTTGAATACCTTCACGAATAAGAAGGAGTTGAAGTTTAATGATTCCGATCATATACTTTTCTAAACATAGTCCACCGTAACATGGCGTACTTAAAAATAGTTTCGTCATAATATAAATGTATGGTTTTATTCCTCTAAGTGTTTTTTAATTATAGTTTCAATTTTATTAAGTGTAGGGATGGAAATACCACATTTTTCACATACTTCCGTTTTTGTAAAATCGTCTTTGAGAACAAAGTAAATAATAGTCGACGCCACACTATTCGGTGTTTTACTCATAAGTTCTGAACACGATTCAAGTTTCGAACACATTTTATTACATTTTAATCGTTGTTCGCGCGTAACTTCAAAGACGTTAAGTAATCTTTGCATAACATCGAAAGGTCGCGTGACATAATTCTTTTCGGTTTTACCAAGAAGTGTATCGGTAAACATTTGGGTCGTTCGACTAATATCTTTACTATGAATTGAAAACATATCGGCAATTTCCTTTGTCGTTCTCGGTATTTTAGAGAGACGACACGCGTATAAAACACAGTTGCCTTTTATTCCTGAACGAACCGCACCCCTCGTGAGTTTTTCTAAATTAAACTTTCTGTACATCATCTTTGCATCTTTTAGAACCGATTCGGGTAAATTTGGACACGCTTCGTCTATATCTTTGTACGCATGAAACAATGCGCGATCTTTATGGTTCATAGATTGGTGAAAATTGATTTTAGCCATACGTTTATTTTCATACGTGGACGAACGTTGTGTAGATATAATCGTTCCCTTGCCCCATGCTTGAGAGAAAAGTTCCGGGTTTGCGTTTGGACCACCACACCTCGACGGATCATTCATTTTACCGTCGTCCGATATACCACTCGTCCACTCGGGACTTTCATCTATAAACATCGAATCAACGAGACCACATTCGGAGCACGTCGGCAGACCTTCCCTCGAAAATACCTTCATTCCATTACATTCTTTGCACGTATGCGTATTAACTGACTTTTTTAGTGTTGGTTTTTTTAAAAGTTTGTCCAAATCGGACCATATAGTAGCAGTCAGCTCTTCCATTTTTGAAGTATACGGATTTATTTTCAAAAAATATAAATCGCACTTAGGTTTTTAAAAATTCATTTCATCTGCATGTTCCTTTGCGTATTTTTCGATCATATTGACAGTTTCTTTAAAACGTAAAGAACCAGGACTTCGAGGTTCCCATTCATCCCATTCTTTATCGATGGACGCGTGATTTGATGGTGGTATAACAATACCGTCGACGTGATCATCGGATACTATAAAGTCTTCGAGGTCACTTCCGTCGTCGTCAGATTCATCTATAATTTCACTATCTTCTTCCGAATCAATATCATCTATCAATGCGTATAAGTTATCCTTTACGTTTACAAAAAACTCGGGTAAATGGTGGTGTTCGGAAAGATTTTCACTCTGAACGAGTTCATCTTTTGTTTCGTCAAATTCGTATAGACGAGCACATTTATACGTCATCGACGTCTCGGAATAGTACGACACGACGAGGTAATCGGTGCAATTTTCTTTTACTTTGGCGTACAGTTCATCTTCTATATCATCCTCAATATTTACAAGGACTTTAACTAAATCTCCAGGCTGGATTTCACAAAATTGTATCATATCTAAAGAATTGCGACAAAAATATTTACAAGTATTAGCACAGATGGGAGTTGAAATTTTATCAAAAGATGGTTGTACATATTGCGAACACGCGGTTACTTTATGCAAAGAATACGATTTAGAATACAAGCAGACTAAAGTTGATAAGACCGAATTAAAAGAAAGGTGTGGTACACAGGCGTCTACGTACCCCCAAATATTCATGAACGATGTCCTGGTAGGTGACTTCTTCGAATTCCAGGAGTTTCTCGAAGAGGCAGAACCTATGCTTCTACCAACACTCAGTAGGTTTACTGTATTCCCCATTAAACACGAAAACTTATGGGCGATGTATAAAAAGGCGCAGATGTCGAACTGGACTGCCGAAGAGATTGATTTTTCCAAAGACATGGACGATTGGGACGGGTTAAGCGATAATGAAAAACACTTTATAAAATATATTTTAGCTTTTTTTGCCGGTTCAGATGGTATAGTTTTTGAAAATATTAATAACAATTTTGCGGATGAAATTCAACTCACCGAAGCTCGATCATTTTACGCATACCAGTGCCATAACGAGATGGTTCACGGTGAAACGTATAGTAAACTTATAGACAAATACATAAAAAGTTCGACTGAAAAAAATCAATTATTTGAAGCAATTAAAACGATACCGTGTATTGAAAGAAAAGCAAAATGGGCCATGAAATGGTTTAGTAAAGAACGACCGTTTGCGGAACGTCTTTTAGCGTTCGCTTGTGTCGAGGGTATTTTCTTTTCGGGAAGTTTCTGTGCCATTTTCTGGTTGAAAAAGAGAGGATTACTCCCGGGTCTGTGTTTTAGTAACGAACTTATAAGTCGAGATGAGGGAATGCACCAAGAATTCGCGGTCGAAGTATTCAATATGTTAAAAAATAAACCGTCGGCTTCGGTCATTGAAGAAATTATAAGAGATGCCGTTTCGATCGAAAAAGAGTTCATTACGGACGCACTTCCGTGTAGTCTTATCGGTATGAATTCCGATAAAATGATTGAATACATTGAATATGTCGCGGATAGATTAGCAAAACAGGTCGGTCACGATAAAATCTGGAATACGAAAAATCCCTTTGATTTTATGGAGAATATATCACTCGATGGTAAGACAAACTTTTTTGAAAAGCGTGTTGGTGATTATGGTAAAATGGATGAAGATTCGACAAATATTGAATTTGACGAGGATTTTTAGGGGGTGATTATAACTTTTTTGCCATCGGAGCACGAACACGTGACGGCATCACCATCGGATGTTACGACATCCATGGAACCGTAACGTGCACCAGAAACGATCATTTGAAACTGATCTTCGTACATACCTGGTAAAGCTGATGGCATATCGACCATTCTTGGTGGTGCTGATGGTCCTGGTGCGGGTCCTGGTGCGGGACCGACAACTTCTTCCATTTCTTCTTCTGAATCGAATGGTGCATACTCTTCGCGCTTTATGTTCATCATACCCCATGTAATGAGCATGAACACGATCGTATGAAGTATGAGACCCCCTGTAGATGGACACCCAGTTGGGCTGGAGACCCACGAACCAAATACTCTACGCATGATGCGAAACGTTTCTGGGTTTGCAATAACAAAGAAAACTAAGGCTGACATAATGGAAATCAAGAATTTTTGTTCCTGTTTTTTACCGTTGCAGCCGCAACCACAATCTTTAAAAAGACCCATTAGTATATTTTATATATAATGTATTGAGAAAAAAAAACCGACTTAAAGTTTGGGAACATATATGTTATATAAAATACAATGTCTAATATTATCCAAGTTTCCCAACAATTTGATCCGTCGTCTGTAGTCTTCACAAAAATGAAGAAAAACAAGAACGGTGGAAAAACCGTGTATATCAATGCACAAGATGGCAAAAGGAAACTCTATTTACAACTTCCGTTTATGCGATCACCTTTTGGTATGAGTGCGTTCACCGATGAAGCGACAAACAAAACGTCATATTCGCTCGACTTATCCTTTGATAGGGATAATGAAGAAGGTTTGGCTTTGGCCGAGAAATTGAAGGCACTTGATGAAATTATTATCAAGACGGTCGCCGATAACTCTAAGGAATGGCTCGGTAAAGTCTATGATATCAATGTCATTCGCGAAGCTTTGTATAAGCCACTCGTTCGTCAGGCTAAGGATGATTACCCGGATACTATTAAACTCAAGATTATGACCAAACAGACGGGTGAATTCTTGGCCGAAGCGTATAATTCGTCTCGTCAAATGATCTCGGTCGATCAGATCGAAAAGGGGCAGAGGTGTGCGTGTATTGTTGACGTGAACCAAATTTGGTTTATCGATAACAAGTTCGGTGTAAGTGTCCGTCTTTCGCAAGTCCTTTGCGAACAATCGGTCAAACTTCCATCGTTTGCGTTCCAGGGCCTTGATGGTCACATTGCAGAAGACGATGAAGAAGTAGAATATTTTGAAGAAGAAGTCGATGAATAAAATAGTATTCTATAATAGTATGGAACGTGATCGTCACATTAACGATTTAAAAAAAATTGCATCTCTATCAAAAAATAAAAAAAATGTTAAAACGCAGAAACAGAGAAATCTTTTAGGAAAAAATGTCATAAAAGCTATTGAAGGTATCGGATGTAAACCACACGAAGTGTTTTATAAACCCGATACCAATTTTAGCGTAAACGGGTCTTTAAGTAGTAAAAAGGGATTGCGTAAAATTGGTAAAGGTCAAATGGGTGAAGTGTTTCTCGGGTGTATAGATAAAGAGTGTGAAAAACCGGTCGCGATAAAGGTCTCCAATGATCCAAATAGGTACGAATTTAAAATTGGAAAACGTATCGAAAAATTGAGTGGGACGCGTATGTACGCCTACCAACAATGTGATAAATATTCTATAATTTATACCGAGTATGCAAATAGCGGTAACTTAACCAGTTTTATAAAAGATAATATAAAAATACTTCGTCCCATACATTTAAGAACTATAGTCACACACATACTCTATAACTTATACAGAATCCATAAAAAGTATCCGTCGTTTCGTCACCACGATTTACATACCGATAATGTTTTAATACATACGGATGTTAAGTCATCCGGTATTCGAAGATTCGTAATTGAAGATATGATTTTAAAAGTGAACGATATAGGTATCGAGGCATCTTTGAATGATTACGGGTTTTCGTCTATCGATGGTATCCCAAACCCAGAAATCGATTCGGGCGATTTCAAAAGTAAACACGGTATTTATAGACAATCACACCCCATGTACGACGTTCACTTTTTTCTCAATTCACTTAGAGCGTTTTTAAAGGGTGAGAAGATATATGTCGGCGCAGAAACTATTCAGTTTATAGATCGCGTTTTACCACTCGGATATTTGGGTCAAGTGACATATAAAATAAACGATTATAGATTGCGTGCTTCGCCGATAGGTCATAGTGCATTACCGACATTCAAACGTATATTCATGGATAGATATTTTTCACCATATAAAAATATGAAACCGTCTTTTGATATAACCACAATCATAGGTCGAACACCTATGAAACCAAAACCTATTATTGTAAAACACGGCGGACCGGTACCAGTACCAGTACCTGTAAAGAAGACCCCAAAAGTACCGACCGTTTCGGTATCTAAAAAGGGGTACGTTAAGATTGGTACACGTAAATGTGATTCGTATAAAAAAAGTGAACTCGTGTCGTTCGCGAGTACACTAAACGTTCCTACCGAAAATAAAACGATCGCCAAAATATGTGAATCATTGAAATTAAAATATACTAAGTAAGTATAACATGTTACCATTCATCATTCTCGGCGCGATTAACGCATATATATATTTAAATACAGGCAAGAAGCCTGTGGTTACTTCGGTTCCTTCGGTTCCAGAAGAAACCAATAAAGCGATGTGGACCGTTTTTGGCACGACGTGGTGTGGATGGACGACCAAACAACTTGAATACTTGAAAAAGAAGGGTATTGAACACAAATTCGTCGATTGCGAAAAAGGCAAATGCGACGGAATTGATGCGTTTCCAGTTATGGAAAGTCCAACCGGTGAAAGAATTACCGGGTACAAGGAAATTTAATTAAATACCGCGAACGACGGCCATTGCAAGTGAAAGGATGAACGCATCGGTAAACGTACTAATTGGTTTGAGAACCGTTATATGTTTCACGAGCGATTGGTTCCACGCAAATCTAAGAACAAACGTACTGATAAGGATAGAGAGGATGAACACAAGAATTTCAGTTATGAAGTCTGTAGGTCTTTTAGAATTTGCGAGGTCTCTGAGCATTTTACTTATTACTAATATTTTTTTCTATGATAGTAGTAATGAGTAAACCACTTCCTCTGAGTGGTTCTGAACCGACATATACCGAAAGATTATGGGGTCGGACCGTAGGTATAGGAAACAATAATTGTTATGCGTATGCAGTAGGCGATTACGAAAGTTTTAGAATGCAAAAAAGTATTCCTGGTGAGCGTGCCGGTGTTCGTAACCTTTCACATTCGTATACACACTGTAAAGGATTACCCCAACGAGTTATGGCCGATAATCCTAAAAAGGTGTACCTCGCAAAAGCCGAGGAAAAGTGTAAACCAAACCACTTTAAAGTTATGATGTTCGTGGCTCCAGGGAATAAGCGAAACTATTTTAGACAGGGTGATTTTCATTTTTACAAACAGCATGGTTCAGTTGAATACAAAGTGAAAGCGAGTGATACGTACGATGCTATAGCCAAATTTTTTAAGGTTCCCATACTGCGTGTAAAAAGAGCCGGTAAATTGGCGCCTGGGAAACTTTTGAAATTTAAGGCGAATGTGTTTAGTCATAAAAGAGGGTGGGCGACCGGTCCGTTATTGGTAGATGCAAAGGGTAAAAGTATTCAGGATCCAAGAACGGCATCGCGTAATTACCCTGGTTTAAATTATCGGAAATACTGTAGTTCATTCTGTGTTAAGGACAGAGGGATCCAGGTTGGACATACTCACCCCAAAGTCGTTAAGAATACTCGATAAATCGGATTCGTTATTTATATCGAAAAATATATCGAGTGCGTTAAAGACGAATTCGTTTTCCAAGATTACCGTATTCGATGTCGCTTCGAATAAATTGTGTACGGTAATTTGTACCCTGAATTTTTCACCGTCAAATATTTTACGACATATGGGACAGGTTTGTTTCCCTTTATTTTTCCAATTCTGTAGACAATGTGAATGAAATAGGTGTCCGCACCGTATTGGTATGTTCGACCGTGATTTTCGTACCTCATTGAGACATATGGCACACTGTGTCATTCTCTATAGAACTTAAAGAAGTTAAAAGTTGAGATTTATCGTACTTTTAATAAATACCGGGCATTTTGAGAAGCGCGACGTTACATGAGCCACACTTTTCGGTACCCTGTAAATTTTGGACCGGCTTTAATATTTCGGGGCCTTTTTCTTGGAGCATTTTGCGAAACGAATAGTTATCTTCGAATGAGATACCATTTTGTTTCATGATATAGTTGTTAAATAATTGTGATGAACTGTTCATTGTGAAACATCGGCCGTCGGCCATACCAAGTCTTTGTGACATTTTATATTACATTAGAAATTAATTTGTTTATTTTTGATTGTATCTACCCAAGATTTTTGTCCGAGATTTCTTGCTTCTTTTATGATATCATTTATGTTGTACCCTGACGCCACATCAAAAACTTCCTTTTTTAGCGGATCTATATCCGTCGTAATTAAAGATTTTTTGTGTTCGAGAATATGTGATATGATAATATTATACGCAAACGCAATCTCTTTGAGTGTTTCTGCACCCGTTATGATAATCTTACCCGTACTGAATATACTCGTCGTGATTTCTTTCATATCCTCGGCTGGTCTGAACTTTACCTTGACGGCCGAGTACCTATCTGGTTCAAACGACATTTTGAAAACATCTTCGAATTTTCGCGCCGTTTCAATTAGATTTAAGTTTTTGTTCAAACTAAAATTCGAGTTTATCATAACAACACGGAACGAGTCTTCTGGGATAATGTATTCCTTACCGAGAATTTTACTGAACATGTACGATAATTGTCGGATAACACGTTTACAATCAAATAGATCGGCACACCCCGCGACCTGGATACTCCCATTCGGAAAAACTTTTACCGATTTCGTACTATGGTGATCTTCGTAAATAAGTGATATCTGATTAAAGAATGTTGTTTCTTTACGTGTCCAGTTAAACGTTCGTGTTTTTTTCTTTGTATTTGTCAATTTTATCGTATTCTGTTTATCGAAATATGCTTTTAGAAACGGTATGTCTATATCACGTTTAAATTGCGAAATCATGGTTATCGTCGTAAGTTTTATCCACGATGGTTCGATTTCCGGATGGTCGCGTTTTATTTTTTCTCTAAACGCATTAAGCGTTAGGAAATACGAAAACGTGTTATTCGCGATTGACGAATACATTTAACTTAAAAAAATTTTACTTAAAGTTTACTTAGGTTATATGTGTATGAATAATTTAAAAAATAAACCTTCCCCTACTTATCTCGCCGAACTGGAAAAGATAAAGTGTCGTCAAAGGAATTATGAGCCAATTGAATTCAGTTGGCACGATGAAGAAGATTGGCGTATTTTCATTAATTCATCTCACGAAGAAATTAATATGAGAAAATTTGTGGAGGAAGAAGAATATTGGAACGATATTCCAAAAGTCAAGCAAGAGTTAAGAGACCACCCAACTCACTGCAAGCGAGTTATTGTATGGGTGTGTTCGGCGTCTATACGGGGAACAGTTTATGACTTCAACTTCGTTTATAACCAAGACTACGATGGTGATGTTGAAATGGAGGGATATTTACCTGACATTATAGGGGTTGAGCGACTTCAAGAAGAGCTCTGTGAAAGATTCCAGATAGGTGAAGAGAGTATAAGCGGAGGTGAAAGTGGAAGTGAGGAGGAGGAGGAGGACACGAATGCTTGGATTATACGAGCGTTTAAGGAAAAGGCAGAACAAGAGACTAACCCGTATAAGAAAAAGGCGTGGGAAAACGCAACTACTGCTCTTGATAATATCTCTCTCACTATTCATAGCGTTGAAGATGTAAAGAATGTGAAAGGTCTTGGAAAATCTTCGTATGCTTTTTTGGAAGAACTTTTTGAAAATCGCAAAGACTGCGATTCTGGTACACGCGAAACATTTGCTTCATTACCAGAAGAAGTCAAAACATATCTTGAAGATATTTCGGAAAAAAGCGAAAATGAAACTTTGACGAAGGTTGAAGATTTTTTTAAAACTGCAATCACAGATTTACGTGAAGCAATTCGGTGGCTACCGGAACATATAAAAATATGTCTTGATGAAGACGGTGTTTTGTGTGTGAATGGTCTTTCTCGAGAATATTTTTACGCAAAAGGGTGTCCTTTAAAATCTACTCTGAATGGATATAACTGTATTGTTGATGGAACTGCACAATATGATGGTTTTAGTGATGCATGCGCGGGACTTATCTTTGATGGTATAATTACCATGCCGGAATGGAATGACAGTGAGATGAATTTTCACTTTGAGTACAATCATAATGATGAATCTATTGAAACTAAAGTAAGTGATTCTTATTTTGATTTTGACGAGGAAGATCTAAAAGAATTAGCACAAGAAATCATAGATAAATATGAATGGCCGTTTCAAGAGTAATAAAGCATTTAAAGATTATACGATATATTTTTATACATGACCGCATTTGTCAAACAGTGCCACCAATTGTACCATATAGATAAAAAAAGAATAATTACCGAAATCCTTTATTCAAAATATAAAGAAGGTACTGGATACGAAACCATTATTGATACGTTTGATACGACGACAGACTGTGAATTTAATCAAGGTGTCCGTTGCGTTCGTTACGATAGGTTTCTCGATACTATGATTACTAAAACAATCGAAACCAGACGTAAAATGGTTTTGATTGCATTGGATAACGCGCTCTGTGAAAATAAAAATATCCACTCACTCATACGAATTATGAACTCTATAAAAATACTCGATCGAACATTTATACCGCCACTCATAAACAAAACGTGTTCTTGGCAAAAGAAACTCGTTAAGGATATATGTACAAACACGTTACCGCATATTGTTGAAACGTCTACGAGTGATTTGCGCCTCGAAAAAATATTTAGAACATTGCAATTAATAGAATCAGACACAATACACTAGATATGTTCATAGCATTTTTGGTCATCATAGCAGCTTCTGTTGCCTTTTTCTCTATTTCTTTATCACCTTTAATATTGTAATTTGTAAATCCTCTATCTATAGTTCTTCCTGGAATAAGTGGTCTAGATAAAGAACATTCTTCTGATCTGTAGCCGAGTCTCCCTACATTTTTAGAAATAACGCCACATGCTGGACTTTTATACATTTTCCCTTTTAATTCGTTCACTGGTGCCGAATATTTACCAAACTCGTATGGTTGTCGGCTCGTACCAGGCATGAAATTCACAAATGGATTTATATCATCCATGGTATTTTTATCATCGAGCATTACTTCACTCATGTTTTATAGTATATCACGAGATATATTTTTTGTGTTTCATTTTTTTACCGTGTTCCTTCCACATTTCATCGAGATCTACGTCGAGCATGTGCGCCAATTGAAACAGGTAACTGAATACATCGCCCATTTCCATCATTATATCGGTACCTTTACTCTTTTTTAGGTGTACTTTCTTGAACGTTTTTTTATTTTGGCGTATCGCAGATGCGAGTTCGCCGAACTCTTCGCTGAGAAGTAACCAGACCGTATCTATTCCAGCACGGTCCCACCCTTTTTCTTTACACGTTTTTTCAGTTTCAT